AGCTTCTCGTTGACAGAGTCCTTGCAGAACTCTACTACTTGACGCTCACGTTGAGCACGAGCCATGGAGACTTCCATGATCAGGCGGTTCTTGAACTCGTTGACGTCAACCTTGTGACGGATGGCTTGCTCTTTAGCTGCCTTGGAGACAGCAGAGTTGAGCATACCGACAGCAGCACCAGCAGCATCCAGAGTGGACGAGACAGTGATGGCAGCAGTATTCACGGTACCGAGCAGAGAGCCGATGGTCAGGCGAGCGGTGGACGTGGACATAGTTGATACTCCTAAAGAAAGATAGATCGTAGAGATGCACGAGTGCATCATGGGCAACATACCCAGAAGACGCGGAGCGTCAGAAACATGGGGGGTAGGGTAGGTGTGGGCTAGGAGAGACCCCGGGGGGGTGTATAAAGTGTAGGGTGTACCGTGTACACATACACTACAGTCAGACCTAGCTATCAAAAATTTCAGCATGCGACTCCCCCAAATATCTGAGGGGGGTCTATCTATAAGCAGCTAAGTTGGAGGGAGAGGATAGAACCTCACTTCCCACCGTTCATCCTTGTCTGCATCGTACTGGATGTACAGGTCTGTGCTACCAAGGAGCAGGACTGCTTTGCCCACACCAATTCTCTGACCATCTTCCACCAGTTCAAAGGAGCGGGGATACCCTAGGAGTAGGAGTTCTCCATAGAGCATTCGCCCCAGTTCCGTGTTGGGGATCAGGACAGTAACGTTTTTATAGTAGTCACTGTTCTGGATACCACGGAGTGTTCCTATGTCCCCGGCATAGGATGGCTGGGTGAGACGTATGCGAGCAGCGGCTGCATACTCGGGGATGGTGATCATTTCCTTGGCTCCAGTCTGGGTAGTTGTCCGGGGGTGCAGATGAAGTGTTCAATCTCGGGGTCTATCACCACAAGCCAGCCATCCAGGCAACCTGATCCGTATTGCCACTGGACGTAGCTGAAGCTGTTGGGTAGGCCCAGGAGTAGAGCCATGCCTTGGACTTCAGCAGCATGACGGGGTGGAACCAGGATGCGTTGTACTGGATATAAAGCCAGTGCTTCCAGGAGTTCCCCACGGTCGAAGGCAGCATTGAAGGCTACATCGTATAGGTGAAGGGTCATGGTGCCTCCGGGAAGACCAGTTTTAGAAGGGAACCAATGACCCCCATCTGGCAAGAGAATGGACGGTAGAAGTAGGTGTCAGGGGGTAGCTCGGTACCACTGGGGATGAGGATGAGGTTTAGTTCCCAGCCCTCGAAAAGAGCACGGCCCATCAGTGACATGCCTTCCTTGGTTCGGGGTACGTAGATGGGGGAGCCGAAGACACGCCCATTCTTGTAGGACACCACTTCTTCTATGGTCGTATAAGGACTGGTGGAGTGGGCAGTGTGGTAATAGACACGCAGTTCCCCTTCCTCGAAGGAATCAGTCAGCATTCTTTGTTCTCCAGCGAAGTTCGAGTACGTCCTTGAACCGATGGGCGTCATGCAGTTCTTGGATGTGCAGGTCCATGGGGCTGATGCCTGCCAGGAAACAGAGGCCCTTCAGTTGGGGACGGTTCGGTCGGTAGGCGATGTTCTTGTCCAGGGAGGACTGGTGCAGGCGAATGGGTTCACCAGGGGACAGGATGTGGTGGTTGGCATCGATGCCCAGCATCAGGAAGTACCCGGCGATGAGGTGACCAGTAGGGGTGTTGGGCAGGAGCAGGGGGACTTTCTTGGAAGCGATCCAGGCCATCTTACCCAGGGGGCCGATGATGTTCAGTTTGTTCTGAGCACGGTGGCTGAAGATGCGGTACTCGTAGACTTGGATGTCTTCAACGGACATGATTTGTTCTCCTTGGTTCATGAAATAAAAAGGGCTACCCGGAGGTAGCCCTAGTATCAGATCACCATCGATTGGGACCGAAGTCCCTTGGGCATCCCCGAAGGGATGATAAGGAGTTCGCATGGCTCTGACTGTAGACGGTTATTGACTCCATGTCGGGAGTACCCCCACCGATCTACTGGGGGGCTGGCCTCATCGCATCGCTGCGCGAAGTATCCTACAGCAAGGACTCAATCCTTGCAGATAAATTAGAGGGCGTCAATCCGGTTGGAACCAGTCATCCCCAAATACCACAACGTGGTTGGTCTTTTCCAGGACTCGCTGGGAGATGAGGCTCTCGGGAATCTTGGTGAAGAAGAGGAAGGAACCCGGGTCCAGTTGGAAGGTTTCACTGTTCTTGGAAGGGGTGGCAGAAGGGAGACGCTTGTTCAGCATCAGTTCCATACCCTGGAGTTGTTGGTGCAGGGATGCCTTGTGGCAGATGATGAGGTCATCGCTCATCATGGTGATTTTGTCGATGTGGTCCTCATTCCATTTGGAAGAGCCAGTCATCTTGTAGAAAATCCTCATTGGTCCCCCTCCTTCTGGGGTCTGATATTTCAGACAATAGGTCCCCCTTGTCTCTGTCTTACTATTTGCAAGGAGACTAATGATGGGCTAAAGTCTAACCGTCAATTCCGACAAGCGCAAGAGACAGAGGTAAATATGAGCAAGCTGACAGCCATCGCACAGGAGCTGCGTGAGGCAACCCAGGAACTGGAAACCATCAACGTAAATTTGATGGCAGTGCAGGACGAACGTGATCGTCTGCGTGTGGACTACGAGCGGGTCGAGAAACGGATCAAGGCCCTGAAGGAACTGCTGGTGGGTGCTGCCATCCAGGGAGAGAAAGCATGAACAAGGCTCCGACCGTGACGCAGGATGACGTCAATGCCATGATCCAAGGGGAGACCTATACGGTCCTCCCCGATGGCCGAACCACCGTCTGTCAACTGACTCTGGTCAATGGCTTCACGGTCATGGGATCGTCCGCCTGCGTCTGCAAGGAAAACTTCAATGCGGAACTGGGCGAGCGCTACTCCCGCGAAGAGGCGGTCAACAAGGTCTGGCCCATCGCAGGTGTGCTCCTGGCAGAACGTCTTCACCAAGAAAAGAAATCCAAGGGCGAGACGTGGACCGACCGTCTGTGGCTGGAGTGGCGAGAACTCGCGGATAAGCTGACCAAGCTGAAAGCCATGTTGGCCAATCCGTCCCCTGCCATCCAAGAAACCGATCTCAAGATTCTGGACGAACAGGCCCGTATCATGGGCATGTACGAGGAAATCCTCCGCATGCGCCTGGACCGTGCTCGCCAAGGGTAATCACGAGGGGCAGTCGCCCCCTTCTATATATAGAGGCAATAAGATGCTGACGAAGCAGGAAATCATCCAGGCACTGCCCCCGAACCTGAAGAGTGCGGTGACCGATCAATTCGTGGACATGGTGAACGACATCACCCAGGACCAGCAGGCTGCTGAGTACATCCGGGAGAACTTCATCACGTACACCATGGTGCTGAAAGAGGGACGGTTCAAGACCGAGGACTACCTCAATGCAGTGGCCTACGTGTCGTACAAGCACATGGGCCTGAGCAACAAGGAAGCCTTCTTCAAGACCTTCCCCCAGCGACAGGTGGCCCTGGTGGCCAAGGGAACCAGTGAAAAGGATATCGCTGCTCACGTTGCTGGCTACCACAAGGGCAAGTTGGTCAACCTGATCATGGAGAAGTCCTTGGTTCCGACCTGGGTTGCTTACCAGGACGTGTACCACAAGGCCATCGCAGTGCAGGCAGACCTGATGCAGAACGCTCAGAGTGAGAAGGTTCGCAGTGATGCGGCCAACTCCATCCTAACTCACTTGGCCAAACCCAAGGAAGCAGCGGCAGTGGTTAACGTAGACTTGCGTGAGAACTCCGGTATGAAGGAACTCGTGGCAACTCTGACTCAGTTGGCTGGTGCTCAACGTCAAGCAATCTCTGACGGAACTGATGCTAAGGTGATCTCCGGTGCCAGTCTGATCCGAGAAAAGGAAGTCACCAATGTCTAATGTTCTGCTCAAGCAGGAACTGGATGAGTGGTTGGACCAAGTAGACTACAAAGTCTTGAATGGTATCCATCCCACTGAACGCTATGTTCCCACTGAGTTTGCACTCATCTTTATGAACTTCATCAAGTTGGTGAATGGAGAACAAGGAGAGTCTAACAAGACTCCGCCCGTTCACTTGAAGATGCTGGACAAACTCACTGAACCTCATGAGTACATCGCCAATCTTTGTTTCCGGGGTGCAGCTAAGACAACTCTGTTCATGGAATACTTCGTTCTGTTCCTGGCAGTGTTTGGTGAGTTGCCGAACTTCGGAACTATTGATGCGATGATCTATGTGTCTGACTCCATGGACAACGGTGTGAAGTCTGCACGGAAGAACATTGAGTTCCGATACGAGAACAGTCCTTTCCTTCAGGAATGGATTCCCCAGGCTACCTTCACTGACAACTACCTGGAGTTCCGATCCAAGTCGGGGCATCGTCTGGGCTGCAAGATGTTTGGTGCCAAGACTGGTCTCCGTGGTTCCAAGATTTTCGGGAAGCGTCCGGTGCTCTGCATCTTGGACGACTTGGTGTCTGATGATGATGCCAAGTCTCCGGCTGCCATGCAGTCGATCAAGGACACTGTATATAAAGGGGTGAACCACGCTCTAGACCCGACTCGCCGGAAGGTGATCTTCAATGGCACCCCCTTCAATAAGTCCGACATCATGATCGAAGCTGTGGAATCGGGGGCCTGGAGTGTCAACGTCTGGCCGGTGTGCGAGCGGTTCCCTGTATCCCGTGAGGATTTCGTGGGTGCCTGGGAGGACCGGTTCAGCTACGACTACGTGAAGGCCCAATACGACATGGCCGTGAAGACGGGCAAGGTGTCGGGCTTCAACCAAGAATTGATGCTGCGTATCACTTCGGAAGAAGAGCGTCTGGTGCAGGATGGGGAAATCCGCTGGTACAGCCGTGCTCAATTGCTCCGGTTCAAGAGCAACTACAACTTCTACATCACCACTGACTTCGCCACCTCGGACAAGCAGACTGCCGACTACACGGTAATCTCCGTCTGGGCTTACAATGCCAATGGTGATTGGTTCTGGGTGGATGGCATCTGTGAACGGCAAACCATGGAGAAGACGTATGACGCCCTCTTCCGTTTGGTTCAAATGTACAAGCCCCAGCAGGTCGGAATTGAAATCACAGGACAGCAGCAAGGCTTCATTGCCCTGCTTCAGCGGGAGATGATCAACCGGAATATCTGGTTCTCGTTCGCTTCCTCTGAGAAGTCCGGTGCTCCTGGTATCCGACCCGTCACCAATAAGCTGTCCCGCTTCAACCTTGTCGTTCCTTGGTTCAAGATGGGTAAGATGTTCTGGCCGGAAGAGATGAAGGAATCCAAGATCATGACCATTGCCATGGGCCAGATTCGATTGGCTACCGCCAATGGCCTCAAGGGCAAGGATGACTTTATCGACACCATCAGCCAGTTGGCTTACCTGAATCCCTGGAAACCGGCCGAGACTGCTCTCGATCCGGACGCCAACAAGGACATCCTCTGGGATGATGAGGATCGGGGCAGTGAAGTAAATCCCCTTCAATCCTACATCGTGTGAGAACCTCATGATTCACATCGAAGAATTGTTCTGCCGCTTGGCCAACGGGGTGTTGCAGAACACCTCCTTGGTTGAGGATGGGGAACTGGACGAGGACAAGAAGTCCCTGGTGATGATTGCAACCAATGAAGCGCTCGTTCGTCTTCACAGTCGCTTCATCCTCAAGGAAGGCACTGTCATCGTTGAGATGCAGGAGGGCCGTACCAACTATCCCTTGCTGAAGAAGTACGCTGTTGCCAGCTACGATCCGGCATCGGGTATCTGCCCCTACATCATGGACCTCACCGGAGAACCCTTCGGTGAGGATGTGATTAAGGTGCTGACCGTCTTCGACAATTTTGGTTGCGAGCGTGCAATCAATGATCGAGACGACTGCTGGTCGGTATTCACTCCCCGTCCCTACGTCATCCAGAATCCTCGCCCCCGGCATCGTGAAGCCCTGTCCGTCCTGTATCAGCAAGGTCACCCCAAGGTGACCTGCGATGATTCGGGGGACGGTATCATTGACATTCCGGAAACCCTGGACTCGGCTCTGGATTCCTACATTGCCTACCGCTGCTTTGCGGGAATCAATACGCAGGAAGCCAAGGCTACGGCGGCTGACATGCTCGGACACTATGAATCCGTGTGTGCAGAAGTCATTGCGCAAGACCTGTTGTCCACCAGCAAGTCGAGCACCAACAAACGTTTCAAGAACCATGGATGGGTATAAACCATGAACTCCCAAAATCCGTTCCCCAGTGGTGATAGCTGCTGCGGAACCAATTATGATATGACGGTGGACCAACTGTTGGGTAATGCCTATCAGGTGGTGAAGTTCGTCGCCATGCGGATGCCGTTCATCAAGACGGTGAGCGATAACATCCAATCTGTGATTGATATCGCCACCAATTTGGGCAAACTTCTGGAGCTGCAAGACAAGCTGCCGGAGCTGTTGGCATTGCAGGGTCAACTGCAAAAGCTTATTGCTCTGTTCGATCAGTTGCAGGAACTGGTAGCCCTGGCCGACAATTTACCTCAACTGCTGACGGTCTACGACAACCTGGATAACATCCAGGCTATTGTGGACAACATGAATCAGATCCACACAGTCTCCGCTGAGATTGCCAAGATCGTGTCGGTGGCTAACAACATCTCAGCAGTGGTGAATGTCAGTGCCAATCTGGCAGCGATCTTGAATGTTGAGACGAACCTGCCTGCTGTGGACAACGTTTCCACCAACATAACGGATGTGCGTAACGTCAGCACCAATATGTCTGCTGTGGTTGGTGTCAACAGCAACATGGCTACTGTATTGAGTGTTGCTGAGTTTATTCCCGAACTCACCAATATCAACAATGAGCTTGTCAACGCCCTTGAATACATTGAAGCATTGAGTGGTCCCTCGGGTTCTACTCAATTGGGCCACACGAACTCTGATGGTAGCGAGGTGACCGTCTCCACTGCACTCAATGATCTCGGTGCAAATAAATTGTCCAAGGTTGCTGTCTTCGGAAGTAAGACCGTGGATGTGCTGTACCGTAACGGAGTCATCTACGAAAGCAAGGGCACTGTCACCAAACAAGAAACCCGTGTATGGATGCATGATTTTCGTCCTACTATTGAGGATGGTGCTGCCTTCAACACGGATGGCGGTAACATCTTTTTGGGGCATGGTGCAGGGGGTGTGTCGCTAACGGCACTTCCGGATGCTGATGTTCCTCCGGGTAAAGATGCCAATCTCCAGGCATCCCACAATATCGGTATCGGTGTGCAAGCTCTTGGTAGCGTCACCATCGGCTACAAAAACGTGGCGGTTGGTAATAACGCACTTCGTAAGAACACCGAAGGGCACGGAAATTCGGCGTTTGGCCGAGATGCTGGTCACGAAAACACTACCGGTAACGAGAATACGTTTCTCGGGTTCACTGCTGGACAACTCAGTGCAACGGGTCATTACAATACGTATTCCGGTACGTCCAGTGGGTACAACAACACCGCTGGACAAGGTAATACTGCACATGGTCGTCGTGCTTTGTTTGGCATGACTTCCGGTGACTACAACACCGGTATTGGTGAAAATGCTGGATTTGGTCACTTGTCCGGTAGCTACAACCTTTACCTCGGTAAGCAAGCAGCCAATGCTGGTATCACGACTGGGTCCAATGCTACTGTTATTGGTTCCCGTATCAGTGGTCTTCCGAACATCAGCGGTGTGGTGGCCATTGGTGATGGTGCGGGCAAACTGTACGTCTCCATTTTCCCCACTGGTGGGTCACCCTCTCGTATGTTGGTTGAGTCCACATCGGCCACTGCTTATGACGCTTCTTCGGTCAATGGGCAGTCTGATCAGGGCACCTCCTTGGTGCTTGTAAACAACGCCAATAGTGCCACTGCGTTCTCCCAGATTGCAGCCACTTCGCGTGTTGGGGGCACTTACGGTCGATTGGTATTCTCTGGTGGTGTGAATCCTTTCATCGCCCTCGTCAGCAATAACCAAGAACTGGTACGCTTCACTCCCACGGGCGGTCTGCGTTTTGGTGGAGCAACCGGAGTTGCCATATTGACGGGTGCTGGTTCTCCGGAAGGCGTCGTCACTGCGCCCCCTGGTTCCATGTATCTCAATACCAGTGGAGGTTCGGGGGCCACCTTGTGGATCAAGGAGGCAAACAATACCGCAACCGGTTGGGTTGCTAAATAAGTAATCTTGTTGTGTGAGTGAAGAACTCAAGGGGAGGTGACTAACCACCTCCCCTATTCTTATCCAAGGAAATCCCATGAGCATTGACGACTACCGCAAGGGGAAGGATTGTTCTATTCCCCCGGTGTGGGACCCGGCAGATTGGCACTCTTCCGAACGAGAGATGATTCCCTCGTTGGAAGACCAGCGCATCGAATTGACGCTAGCCAATCCTCGCCGCCTAAAGGCATTCAATGCCACGCTGCCCCGATTCCAAAATGACCACTGGGTGGTGGACTACAACGCCCACATGGTTGCCACCATCCTGCCGGAAGGTGCCCGCTCTTTCCGTGTACCTGTTCAGTGGCGAACTAACCAAGACTTCTTGGGTGTTCGCTGGATGAGCCAGGACACTTTCAGCCATCCTTACTTCAGCTATGAAACCCATGTGAACTACCTGGGTCTGGTTCTGGCTTTTCAACACAACCCCGATGAGCCGGACAAATTCACGGTCACCATCGAGACTCCTACGCAGGCGTACACGTATCGACTGTCGCCGTATGTGTTCAACCCGAAAAACCGTCGTTGGGAGAACCTGGACAAGAAGTACGGAACCAAGAAAAGCTACCAGGAGGACATCTTCACCCCCGGCGACTTCACCATTCCGGAAGACCAGATTGCTCCTGCATGGGGCCGGAAGGACTACATCTTCATTCTGGACTTCGGTGATCTGCGAACCAAGCAGACCTACACGGGACCGATCATCAACCCCCGCAATGTGAAGATGGTCAGCTTCGACTGCACGGAAGAACAGCATGGCCTGGGTCGAAAGGCTTTCTGCTCCCTGGTCGATACCATTGACGACAAGCATGTGCGTGTCGAAGTGGGTGGTGTGCATACCAATGCCGACCTGACTCCTGGCGACAAGCTCCAGGTGATCTACCGTGTCTGGGGTCCCAGTGGCCGAGAGGAAGCACTCGAACGAGAGTTCGAGGTTGTGTCCTATACCGGCTTCGGTACGTCCAACTTCTCCGTTGTGTGCAAGGGAACTGTGGGCGGCACCTTCATTGAAGCGGATGCCTTCTTGGGTCGTTATCTCCAGAAGCCCGGTCCCATTCAACAGAAGGATGCCACGAAGTATTTCGCCAACCTGACCGTCTCTGGTTCTGGGATCAAAATTCTTCGTCGCCGTCGTTATATCCAGCCCCTGACCAATATGGGCATGACTGCTGGTTTCGATGACGGGTACAACCTGACGCCGGAACGTATGGTGAACATGACCTATGACCTGGGCTACCGTGACTGGTGGACCACGTACATTGGCATGTCTCACTACTGGAAGGGCCTGACCGCATTCCAAGACATCCAAGACAAGAGCCTGATCACCACGGCTACTGTCCTGGAATACCCGTTGCTCTTCGCTGGCGAGTCGAATGCTGCCGTCCACTTCAATAGCGGGCAGTACCCCAACCGTGGGCGTGATGCTTTCCAGAAGCTGGTTACCGAGACCTGGGGAATCAACTACTCCGGCATCAAAGTGGTGAATGGTGCCCTTGGTTCCACTGCATCGGAACGCATGGCGTCCGTGAATCCCGATGACGATGAGCTGGACGAGGACCAAACTGGAAAGCTTGGTGGCCTCTGGTGGTGGGATTTGGAACTGGATGCTCCTGGTCCGGTGCTGCTTCGCTGCATCGAACTCATGGGCGATGACGTTCCGTATGCTGTCTTTTGGGCGCAAGGCCATCAGGATGCATCGGCTCTGAAATTCCCCGGTGATCGCAATCCTGCTCCGAGCATTGCACGAACCAAGCTGGCCACGAAGAAGGTCTTCGAGTACATGCGTTCCGTGTGGGGCCAAGACCTGAAGATCGTGATCCAAGAGGAAGGATGGGGCTGGGCTGTCCCGAACGCAGAGGACCCGCAGGTTCCGGTGCGTGAGGGTATTGCCACGTATCTGAAGGCACGTCGCAATAGCTGGGGTGACGTTGAACTTCGCTGGAAGTCCTATGGCATTGATCCTGCTCTGTGTCGCTACCGAGTGGAAATCTATGATCCCAAGGAACGGAAGGAGATTGCCTACTCTTGGGAAGTCCCTGGTACGCAGGTGGAAGACGGTTATGTGTATGCCGACTTCTCTGTGGAGCGGAACACTGCTCCCATGCTGGAGTACATGGGCAACCAACAAGCATGGGGTTTCATGCGCTGGCGTGTGACGACTCTGTACCAAGGCCGTGAAATCAAGGCTCATCCCTGGGAAGATTTTGTTCCTCTGGATGATGTGGGCATGGTCAAGAAGCGCATTCTGTGCTCCATGAACTCTCTGATTGGTGGCTACTTCAACGACTTGTCTGATCCCAGCGATCATGGTGGTACTGGCAAGGAAGGCCGCAAGGACTTGGTGGCAGCTTCGACGTTCCGTCGCACCTTTGCCCAAAAGGCAGGGCTGCGTGATGTGCAGGTGATCCCTGTGATGATCGTCGTTGGTTCCAGTCCTGTGAACCCGATGCCGTACCAGCCGGGCTTTCCGCCTGGATTGCACTGGTGGAATCCGGATACCAAGACTCCTGGTCCTTCCTTGGTTCTGGCGGATGCCATCGTCAAGTCGTCCCCGAAGGTTCCTGACTATCTGATCCAGTCTGGCCCTGGTGAATCGACCGGTATTGCCTATGCTCCGGAAGCAGACCGTCCGGCCATCCTGGCTGCGTGGCGACAATCCAACATCGAGATGTTGGCGTGGTGCCGTGCGAACTGGGGCAACCCGAACCTGGAGATGTGGTTCCAAGGTGCCACGACCTCCTTCTGGGGCAACGAGATTCCTCCGGTCGAATCGAACGCTGAAGGCTCTCGCCTGCTGCGTGATCTGGCCACGGAAATGTCGAAGGAAGGCATCGGCTTCAAGATGGGTTCCTATGTTCCTGGCTCCAACCTGTACACGGCCTACTACAACGAGATGGACCGTGGAGTGGGCTGGATTCACTACAGCCTGGAAACCTACCATGCGGCTGCTGCTGAGATGGGTGAAGCTTTGGCTCTCGATATCAACCGTGCCTACAATCCCCCGGATTGGACCTTCCTGCGTCCGCCCACTGGCGTGCGTCCTGTGAAGAAGGCGAATCGGGATATCGTGGTCACCTGGGATTCCCGTCCTGGTATCTTCGGCTGGTACTACGTCAACCGCCGTCTGGACACTGGTGCTGTTATCAGCCAGGGTGTTCTGGAAGACCCGACCTGGACTTTCACTCTCCAGGCACAGCAGCAGGCATACAACCAAGATACGATCCTGATGGACTTCTCGGTTGCTGAATACATGCCTGCAACCCAGACTGTTGGCCCTGCCGCAAACTGGAATGCTGAAGTTGTGACGGGTAAGCATCTGGTCACCCCGACCAATGTGCAAGCCAAGAAGCAACTGAACGGAGATATCGTCTTCTCTTGGGAAGGTCGTCCTGACTATCAGGACTTTTGGATCGAGAACCTGGATGTGTCCAACGTCTCGAAGGCAATCTATGCACGCCGCTGGACGAACCAGTCGATCACCTGGACCATTGAAGATCAACGTGCCTACTACCAGAACAGCACTGGTGCTGGGTATGTTGTTTTCCGTGTCTCGGAATACGATCCCGCCATGGATGTGACTTCCATTGGTGCTGAGTACAACGGTGAACCGATTCCTCCTGAAAACCCCATGGATGACATCACGGGGCTGAAGGCAGTGTTTGCTGGTGATCCGAATAACTCGGACATCAAGTTCATGTGGGATGCACCTACCAAGGCTGGTCGTGACGTGAAGGTGGTCAACTACCATCTGAGTTCCGGTGACCCGATTTCCACTGACTTCGTTGGTTCCGACAACTACTTGTTCTTCACCCGAGAACAACAGGTTGCTGCCTACGGCTTCACTGCTACCACGGTGAAGGTTGTGGCACAGGAACATCTGATCTCGGATGGTACTCTCGGCAATCCGGTGACTCTGGAAGGACCTCCGGAATCCTGCGAAGTGGCCACGAATCCTGCCGCAACTCACAATGCTGCTGGTGACGTGACCATGACGTGGGATGCCAACGATGCTGCGGAATGGGATGTGGAACTGCTGAACGCCAATGACTCTTCGATGTACCGCACTGAAACTGTCACTGTTCCCCAGACCATTTTCACTGCTGCGGAGATGATTGCCCTGTATGGCTTCGTGTCCACCTTCATGATGTGGCGTGTCCGTCCTCGTCGTGCTGATGGAGCATCCAACGTAAAATCGGACTTCTCGGCTACGGCTGTGCCGGAATAAAAAGGAACCGCCCCCAGCAATGGGGGCGGCTATCGATATGGCAACTCAAGATGCAGTGGTGGTGATGCCCGAAGCTGCCCTGGAAGAGCAGCAAGTCCTGATCCGTCAGATGCAAGCGGAACTGGTGGCTGAGATGCCCGGGCTGATCCTCGGTGCTCACACTGTTCAATATGGACCCAATGACTATGCTTTTGAGCCTGGCATTGGGCAGATTCACTACCTTCCTGCCACTTCCCAGCGTATCTGCAAGGACTTGGCTCAATCCTACCTGGCTCTGATTGGTGACTACCCGCTGGTGTCCCCGATCAAACCTACCCGTGATTCCTACGAGTTTGTGGGCCGTCTGGGTATTGATCCGGTCAATGAGCCGGAGCCGGTGAACTGGCCCACGATGGAATACTATCGCCGATTCTTGCGACTGTTGCATGAACGCAACTTCAAGTTCGTGAACTCGGTGGCGTATGAAATCCTGGATTTCTTCATGCCGGAAGAGTGGAAGCAACGGAACTGGCTGGGCCTTCCCGCACAGTCCGGATGGTATCCGCCGTCCTCGTTCATCCAGCCTGCCAATGAAGCACCCCTGGATTACATCGCCAAGGTACAGGTTCAAATCCTGAAGGCAGGCCAAGAGATTGGCATGGTGCCATACTTCCAGATCGGAGAACCGTGGTGGTGGGATGGCTCGTACAACAACGGGGAAGGCAAGAATGCTCCCTGCCTGTATGACCAACGAACCATGGACCTCTACAAGCAGGAGACTGGCAATGATGTTCCGATGCCGATGATCAAATCGATCTTCGACCCGGTGGCAGATAACCAGTGGCCCTACATTGATTGGCTCCGAACCAAGCTGGGAGACAGCACCAACTATGTCCGAGACAAGGTGAAGGCGACTTTCCCTGATGCTCAGGCTACCCTTCTGTTCTTCAGTCCGCAGGTGATGTCTCCTGCTTCTGATCTCACCTTCCGTTTGAACTTCCCGATGGATGAGTGGGTGTACCCGAACTATGAGTTCGTGCAGATTGAAGACTATGACTGGATCATTGATGGTCGTCTTGACTTGGTTCCGCAGACGTTCACTGCTGCCACTGAACTGCTGAAGTACCCCCTTGAAGTGGTTCACTACTTCATCGGCTTCACTCTGTTGCCGGAGGATGCAAAACGCATCTGGGGAAATACTGACAAGGCATGGGCATTGGCACAGGAAGCAGGCATCAAGATCATCTATCCCTGGTCCTACACCCAGGTGATGCGGGATGGTGTCTACTTCGCTCGGCCCAAAGTGTGTGGATGCTGAAAGGTGAGTCGGTTATGATTCGGTAGCACTTAGCTACCGGACCCTTAATAGGGACATAACGTGGACCGGGATACTCTCCCGGTCCTTTCTTTTGGAAGCACTCATGAGCGAATCATCTGAAGTCCAGATCGCACGCTTGGAGGAACAACTGAAGACGCTCTTCCGCATCTTGGAACAAGAGCGAGACTCCCGACTCAATGTCTACAAGGAGCTTCAGAACATCTCCACCAACATGACCACCTTCGGCCACCGCCTGGGTAACGTAGAGTCCAGCCTCGCCAATTCGGCACCGACCATTGAAGAATTCATAACCATCAAGCACAAGATGGTCGGGGCAGGACTCATGGGTAAATGGGTATGGGCCATTGCAGGTGGCATCATCACCTTCTTGTGGTCTGCACGAAAGGAGATTGCATCATGGCTGGGCGGAGGAAACTGATCCCCAAGGTGACGCCCAAGCATGACTGGCGGTGCCGGTTAAAGCGTGCCTCCTGGAGCACTTCGGCTCTGGGAGGCATTATCTTTGCTACTGCTGAGTTCCTTCAAATGGGATTCTTCAGTCTGCCCAAGCACTTGCTGGAGAAGATTCCCTATGGGTCTTCCTTGGCTCTCACCGCATGGGCCATCGTTCAGGTGGCTCGTCTCTTCAACTGGAAAAGGAAAGATCATGGCAGTGACGAAAAAGCTGTATGCAAACAAGGGTAAGGCTGGGGTGATCGCCGCCATCCTTACTGCCGTGTTTGCCGTAGAGGGGGGCTATGTCAACAACCCCCTTGATCCTGGTGGCGAGACCAATTATGGCGTGACGGCGGCGACAGCCGCCAAGCACCGCCAAGCATTGGTCGAGCAGGGATGGGATGGCAAGATGAAGAATCTCACCAAATCTATGGCTGAATCGGTCTATGTGAAGGACTACATCTCCGGTCCTGGCTTCGACCTGATGATCCCCCTGTCTCCTGCTGTGGCTGAAAAACTGGTGGATGCTGGGGTGAATACCGGTACTTCCCGTGCTGGGAAGTGGTTTCAGGACGCCCTGAACTCTGCCTCCCGTGGTGGCAAGGACTACCTAAAAATTACCTCGGATGGTAAAGTTGGTCCTGCCACGATCCAGGCATACCAGGCTCTCCAGAAAAAGCGGGGAGCAGTGGTGGCCTGCAAGATGGTGATCAAGATGCTGGATGGCAAGCAGACTGTTCACTATCTCTCCATCAACATGGATGATTTCGTTCCTGGTTGGATCAACAACCGGATCGGCAATGTCCCCCTGGAAGCGTGTGATGAAGATGCCCTCAATCCCTAAAGGATGGGTTTACCTCGGAGTGGTAGCGGCTACGGCTCTTACCCTCTGGGGTACTTATTCCCTTGGTTCCAGTTCAGGCGAAGCCCACGTACAACAACAATGGGATGCACAAAAGGCCAAGGATCTACTCGCTATTCAGAAAGTACGAGATGAACTTTCCCAAGCTGAATCCCAACATCGCCTTCAAGTCACATCCCTCGAAGGGGAGCTACGTAATGCTAAAACACGCCATCGCATGGAGCTTGATCGCCTTTCTGGCGAGTTCACTGTCCGGCTGCGGAACAGCGACACCCGAGCGAGCATATATCAACGTCAAGCCGAAGGTGGAGCCGTTGAGCGAAACCGTCTTGCAAGCCATGCAGCCAAACTCGATCGATCTCTTGAAGAGGGCCGACGATTGGTTGCTGAACTCCGGGCTACTATTGGACTCCGTGACGAACAACTAAAATCTCTTGCAGCGCAAATCCGTGCTGACCGAGAACTCATGAAATAGGAATCCACATGGAACACCAGAACACTGGCTTGCCTCTGCCCGATCCGGCGCAGTCTGCCAAGCTGACGGACTGGCCCAATGAACCGAGTCTGCAAGCTCTGAAGATGGATCATGAAGCAGCGAAGCCTGAGCACGATGCTCAGATTTCCAAGATCCAGAACTGGAATGACCAGATGCAGGTGAAGGGCAAGGCCCGTCCCCCTGTCGTGAAGGGCCGCTCCCAGGTCCAACCCAAACTCGTCCGTCGTCAGGCCGAGTGGCGTTACTCTGCCTTGACGGAGCCTTTCCTTGGTTCGGACAAGCTGTACAAGGTGACTCCGGTTACCTTCGAGGATGAGGATGCTGCTGTCCAGAACGAACTGGTGCTCAACTGGCAATTCCGAACCAAGTTCAACCGAGTCAAGCTGATCGATGACTTCGTTCGTGCAACTGTGGACGAAGGCACTTCGGTACTGCGTTTGGGTTGGAAGCGTGTGACCAAGAAGGTCAAGCAGATGGCCCCGGTCTATTCCTTCTTCCCCATTCAGGAGCAGGAACAATTCGATCAGTTGCAGCAGGCCATCGAAGCTGAAAACGCCAATCCCCGTGGATTTGATGAGCAAGCTTCAGAGGAACTGAAGCAAGCTGTCGCTTACTACAAGGAAAGTGGAGAGGCCACCTTCGCCATCCAGACGGGTGAGCAGGAAATCGAAGTGGAGCAGGTGTTGGAAAACCGCCCCACTATCGAAGTCATGAACCCGGCCAACGTCACTATCGATCCGTCCTGCCAGGGCGATATCGAGAAGGCCATGTTCGCCATCGTCTCTTTCGAGACTTCGCAACATGAACTCCAAAAAGAGGGACGCTACAAGAATCTGGACAAGGTGGTCTGGAATGATGCTTCCCCCCTGACCGAGCCTGACCACGAGACCAAGACTCCCCAGGACTTCCAATTCCGTGATGCAACCCGGAAACGTGTTGTGGCCTACGAGTATTGGGGCTACTGGGATATTTATGGCAACGGGGAAATGCATCCCATCGTGGCCACTTGGATCGGTTCCGTACTGATCCGCATGGAACTGAACCCCTTCCCTGATGGGAAGCTTCCGTTCGTCTTGGTTCCCTACATGCCGGTCAAACGTGAACTGTACGGTGAACCAGATGCCGAACTCCTGGAAGACAACCAGAAGATTCTGGGTGCTGTCACCCGAGGCATGATCGACCTTTTGGGTCGCAGTGCCAATGGCCAGCAAGGTTTCGCCAAGGGGATGCTGGATGCCCTGAACCGCAAACGCTACGACGACGGCAAGGACTACGAGTACAACCCGACTCTGAACCCGAACCAAGGGCTGATTGAGCACAAGTTCCCTGAACTGCCTCAGTCTGCCATCGTCATGCTGAACCTCCAGAACCAAGAGGCTGAAGCACTGACTGGCGTGAAGTCCTTCGCTGGTGGTGTCTCCGGTGAGGCATACGGAGATGTGGCTGCCGGTATCCGTGGTGTGCTGGATGCTTCTTCCAAGCGGGAGATGGCAATCCTTCGCCGTCTGGCCAAGGGTATGACCGAAGTTGGCATGAAGATCATCGCCATGAACGCTGTCTTCATGTCGGAAGAGGAAGTCATCCGGGTTACCAACTCCGAGTACGTCACGGTCAAACGTGAAGACTTGGCTGGTAACTTCGATCTGGAAGTGGACATTGCCACTGCTGAGGTCGATAACCAGAAGGCTCAAGACCTCTCCTTCATGCTCCAGACTCTGGGCAATACCATGGACTTCGGCATCACCAAGATGATCCTGTCCGAGATTGCCAAGCTGAAGCGTATGCCTGTCCTGGCTCACGCCATCAAGACTTTCGAGCCTCAACCTGATCCGGTCGCTGAAGAAATGCGGCAACTGGAACTGGAGAAGCTGCGTGCTGAAGTCATGGAGATTCGCTCCAAGGCACAGAAGAATGCTGCGGAAGCTGGTCTCAAGGGTGCTCAGACGGATAAGACCAATCTGGATTATCTGGAACAGGAAACCGGCACGACTCACGCTCGCAATATGCAAGCTCAACAGGCACAAGCCGAAGGGAACCAAGACCTCCAGGTCACCAAGGCTCTCTTGGCTCCGAAGAAAGAGGGAGAAGGTTCCCCCAACATTCCTGCTGCTGTGGCGTATAATGCGCTCACGAAGCAGTCCAGTGCTCCTTTGAGCACCATTGAACGGGACCAAGCTGCGCAAGGAAGTACCCCTGCCAATCTTGGTTCCTCCAGTTACGATCCCAGTCAGGACCCTGCCATGAACCCGGCAATCCGACTGACCAACTAAGAGGCAGACCATGCAACTCACCCGTGAACAACACATCGACGGTCACGAGCGTCAACTCGCTGCGGCCAAGCAGCAAATCCAGGAAGCGGAAGAACTCCGCAAACTGGTCAACAGCCCCCTCTTCAAGAAAGTCATCCTCCAACGCTTCTGCGTGGAAGAATGCGCTCGCTATGCGCAACTGTCGGCTGACCCGTCGATTCCGGCTGAAGCCCGTGCCGATTCCCTGGGCATTGCCCAAGCGGCTGGCCATCTCCGTCGCTGGATCAGCGTCGTGGAGCGTCAGGCCAAGCAGGCCATGGATAGCATCCCGGGCCTCGAAGACAACCTCGAACAACTCCGTGTCCAGTCGGACGAGGATTTCGAGGGTTCGGTTGAAACCGAATAACCACCTACCCCACTGGAGATAATCCATGACCACGGAAGCCAACACCCCGGCTTCCGACATTTCCCAAATGTCGGATGAAGAAATTCTGAATATGACCGCTCCTGAAGTGGTCCCTCAGAACAACTCGGAACCCACCACGGGCAAGACCGAAGAAGAACTCGCTGCCGAAGCACAGGCCCAAGCCGATGCTGAAGCGGCTGCTGCACAAGCTGAAGCAGACGCTCAGGCTGCTGAAGCAGAACGTTTGGCCGCTCTGGAAGCTGCTGAACAGGGCAAGGAGAATGTTGAACCCAATACCACCGCTACTCAACAAGTAGAAAATGGTGGTAAAGTTGCGTCAACTGAAGTTGACAGTAACGGCAAGCAGGTTCAACAGGATGCCTCCAAGCCCACCGGCCAAGTACAGGAAGGTGAAGGTAAGGACAAGCAGGGTGAAGACTCCCCCAAGTCCAATGGTCTGCCCGCCGACTTCGACTACAAGGCAGGTTACGAAGCACTGATGGCTCCCTTCAAGGCCAACGGGAAGATGGTTCAAGTACGCAATGCGGAAGAAGCCATCGCCCTGATGCAACAAGGTGCCAACTTCACGCGAAAGATGCAGGAGCTTGCTCCGCACCGTAAGCTGATCCAGATGCTTCAGAACAACGACTTGCTGGATGAAGGACAACTCAGCTTCGCCATCGATCTGGTGAAGAAGAATCCGGAAGCCATCAAGAAGTTGGTGAAGGACTCCGGCATTGACCCGATGGATATCGATGTCAATGCTGAAGTGCAGTACAAGGAAGGCAATCACCGGGTTTCGGATGCCGAAGTGCGTTTCAATGCTGAACTGGGAGACTTGAAGTCCACCCCCGAAGGCAACGCCACTCTCGGAGTGATCCACCAGACCTGGGATGACGCCAGCAAGCAGGCATTGTTCGAGACCGCTGGTCTGATGAACACGATCCATGAACAACGTGAGAACGGTATCTATGACCGCATCACGTCGGAGATCGAACATCTGAAGACTCTCGGCAAGATCGATGCCAACGTACCGTTCATCCAAGCCTATAAGGCTGTGGGGGATTTCCTGCAACAGCAGGGTGCTTTCGCAGACTTGGTTCAGAAGAACAGTGCGGCTCCGGCTGCTACGGCCCCGGCAGTTGCCAAGGCTGAAGTTGCTCCGGTTGCAACCCGTGTTCTCACCCCCAAGCCGGTGGTGAAAAACGGGGAACAAGCAAGTGCGGCATCTCCGAGTCGGAATGCTCCGCGTAAGGCCGAAGCTCTCGTTAACTTGCTCGGAATGAGCGACGAGGATTTTCTCAAACTCCCTGTGCCGAAAGGCGCATAAAGGTACAAGACCATGTTGAACTACAACGCTCCCATCGACGGCCAAAAGTCGAGCATCGACGGTGCTGGTTCCGACCAGATGAACACCTTCTACTGGCTCAAGAAGGCGATCATCCAATCGCGCAAGGACCAGTATTTCATGCCCCTGGCCAACGTCACGAACATGCCCAAGCACTTCGGCAAGACCATCAAGGTCTACGAATACGTGCCGCTGCTGGACGACCGCAACATCAACGACCAAGGCATCGACGCCAACGGTGTGACCATCGCCAACGGCAACCTGTACGGTTCGTCCAAGGACATCGGCACCATCACCGGCAAGCTGCCGACCCTGACGGAAAACGGCGGCCGCGTGAACCGCGTCGGCTTCACCCGTCTGGCTCTGGAAGGTTCGATCCACAAGTTCGGCTTCTTCTACGAGTTCACCCAGGAATCGATGGACTTCGATTCGGACGACGGCCTCAAGGACCACCTGTCCCGTGAACTGATGAACGGTGCCGTGCAACTGACCGAAGCCGTCCTGCAACGTGACCTGCTGGCTGGTGCCGCTACCGTCCTGTACGCCGGTGCTGCCACGTCGGACGACACGATCACCGGTGAAGAAACCACCGTCGGCGGTGTGACCGTTCCGGCGTCCATCGTCAGCTACAAGAACCTGATGCGTCTGGATCAGATCCTGACCGACAACCGCACGCCCACCCAGACCACGATCATCACGGGTTCCCGCATGATCGACACCAAGGTCATCGGTGCCACCCGTGTCATGTACGTCGGTTCGGAACTGGTTCCGCTGCTGAAGGCCATGAAGGACCTGTTCGGCAACAAGGCGTTCATCGAAGTCCAGCACTACGGTGACGCCGGTACGCTGCTGAATGGCGAAGTCGGCTCCATCGACAAGTTCCGCATCATCCAAGTGCCGGAAATGCTGCACTGGGCCGGTGCCGGTGCTGCCGTGACCGACAACCCGGGCTTCCGTAGCTCGATGAAGAACGGTGCCGAGCACTACGACGTGTTCCCGATGCTGGTCGTCGGTGAAGACTCCTTCACCACCATCGGCTTCCAGACGGATGGCAAGACGGTCAAATTCACCGTCATGACCAAGATGCCGGGCCGTGAAACGGCGGATCGCAACGATCCGTATGGCGAAACCGGGTTCAGCTCGATCAAGTGGTACTACGGTATCCTGATCAAGCGCTCCGAGCGCCTGGGTCTGATCAAGACCGTCGCCCCGATCTAAGCCATCGGGTGAACCAAGGGAAGGGGGAAACCCCTTCCCATTTCTCTATCCCCTACTGGAACTACCATGAGCATCAATGACCTGACCCCGACTCCGAGCCAAGACGACCCCAAGGCCGTCAGCCAGAGCAACGATGACACGGCCACCGATCTGCAAATGCCGGACGAACTGACCGTCCTGAAACAACGTGCCCGTCTGATGGGCCTGAACTTCTCCAACAACATCGGCCTGGAAGCTCTGAAGAAGAAGATCGAAGAGCACCAAGCTGCCCAAGAAACCAACACCGACGTTCCCGCTACCGGTGCGGTGGACGGCCAAGAAGCCGGTGCCAAGGTGAACCCCTTGGTTCAGAGCGATGAAGCTCCCGCTCCGGTCGTCAAGGCCAAGCCCAAGTCGCTCCGCCAAGTGCTGGTCGAACAGCAGATGAAGCTGGTCCGTGTCCGCATCCAGAACCTGGATGACAAGAAGAAGAACCTGCCCGGTGAAATCTTCACGGTCGCCAACGAGTACATCGGCACCGTCCGCAAGTTCATTCCCTACGGCGATGCCAGCGACAACGGCTACCACATCCCCTACTGCCTGTACACGTTCCTGAAGGACAAGATGTTCCTGTCCATCCGTACCGGCAAGGACCGCAAGACCGGCACGCCGACCGTCCAATCCCGCTGGGCGCGTGAATTCGCCCTGGAAATCCTCCCGCCGCTGACGGCTGAAGAAATCCACAAGCTGGGCCAAGCCCAGATCGCTGCGGGCAGCACGAGTGGCGATTCCGCTCTGTAAGGGTTACGATCTACCCTGACCACGGCTCACAGATACTGTGGGCCGTTTCTTTTTGAACCAAGAACAGGAGCACACCATGGCATGTGGTGCTGAACTCGAAGCCAACTCCCTGTTGACTGCTCTTCTACAAGGCGAGAACTTTGAACTCCCCGATATCGACATGTCGGGGACTGACTGGGACTTGCCCGGAGGCATCAACAACCCCGTCTTGGGGGAGATTCCCCGGCTGACCAATGATGACCTGACCACCAAGTCGGTGGACGGAACGGGTACGTTCGACTACCTGATGAAGTCCGTGTCCGAACACCTGAAGGCTGAATTCAAGGCCAACCGCATCACCGGTGCGGATTACGTGCGTGCGTACATCGAACTCACCGAAGCCGCAATGAACAACGCTACCCAGTTCCTGGTGCAGCGTGACGGTGCCTTCTATCAGGCTGCCTTGGTTCAGATGCAGGTATTGAACCAACGTGCTGCGCTGGCAATTGCCAAGGCCCAGTTCGTGAACATGAAGTTTGAAGCTCTGACTGCGAAGTCCAACTACGCACTCACCAAGCTCAAGCTCTCCACGGAATCGGCTGGCTACTGCACGGCACAGTACAACCTGTCCACCATGCTGCCGCAGCAGTTCATTCTGCTGAAGGAACAGACGGCCAATGCTGTCGAAACCACCAAACTGACCACCGGCCAGATCGCTATGGTCCGTGAGCAGATGGAAAGCCAGCGTTCCCAGACCACGGATGTTCGCTCGGATGGTCTGCCGGTGACCGGCCTGACTGGTAAGCAGAAGCAACTGTATGATCAGCAGATCACGTCCTACAAGCGTGATGCGGAAGTGAAGGCTGCCAAGCTGTTCACCGATGCCTGGATCACCCAGAAGACGATTGACGAAGGTCTCTCGCCTCCCAACAACTTCGCCAACCCGTCCTTGGATGCCATCCTCGGTACGCTGAAGTCGAACAACGCTCTCGGATAAACCATGGGATTCTTCTCTGGCTCCACCAAAGTGTACGTGGCGTCCTCGGTCTATAACTTGGCCGGGGACATCAAGGACCGAGCAGACTACCTGAAGACCAACGTGATTGGTTCGATGCTGTCTGACTCGTCCTTCGGCATGGGTGAACTCATTCCGAAGTCGTACCTCAATGGGCCTGGAATCCGGATGCGTAGCTTTGCCCGCTGGGCAAGGAACGGCTATGAGCAGGCAGTGGGGATTGCATATGGTGCTCTCTCCACTGTCGGTCGGTTGAACAACGATGTGATTGCCCAGCAGATTCCTGTGGCTCCTGGATTCAAGACCACGATCCAGACTGCGGAAATTGGCTATGGTGACTTCACGTATTGGGCTGACCAGTACGTCATCAACAACCGGCCTGACAAGTCTTCCGGAACCTGGGAATCCGACTTCAACAATGGACTCATCACGATCACCTATCCTGATGGCTCCAAGAACCAATTCGCCCCTCTGGACTACAACCCGTCCTCTCTGTACCTCTATGCGATGTACAACCTTGCTGCACCTGATACGGTGGGGCCGTACATCACGGGTGCAGTGAACACCATTGGTCCTACTGATCCGTTCCCCTCCACCACTGGATGGGATCGAGTATCGGAAGATGCACACAACGTTGATGTTGTGATCCATACCAAGGTCGAGACTTCCATCACCTGGAGTGACGGTCGTCCTCCTTACAGTGACGTGTGGGAAGGTGACTACACCGATACCTACACTGTGACTTCTGCTGTGTGGACCAAGACGGACTACCTGGGTGTGCAGCCTGGGACTTCTGGCATTCTTCGCCGAAAGAACTATATGTTCCTTGACCACCAACTGGGTCCGAAGATTCAGGACGTGAGTGAAGAGACTGTGGTTGAAGATGATGGGGGTGTCACCAAGACTACTCATCGCAAGACCACCAAGGATGTGCAGCAGTTCAACCGTACTTGGCGTACTGATTACCAAGAGACTGTCAGCAATCCTGTCGGTCCTCTGCGTGTATTCATCTACAAGCAAGGCAGTGGCAATGCAGTTCTGGATGCCATGTTCCAGACTCAGAACTCCGGCCAACGCTTCTTCCCGTTCATCCCCATCAAGCTGAAAAGCTGGGTGGGTGGTGATCTCCAAGAGAAGACCACTCGTGCCTTCAAGAAGGCTACTGGTGGGAAGCTCTCCAAGGTCGTCACTGAACTGAAGAAGAACAAGGACATTGGTGATATCCAGTACATCTACGGTGTCTTTGGTGCTTCGCTGAACACTCCGGAGAACACTGCACGGGAGTACATATTCCGCTTCTATGAGTTGATGTTGGAATCCAGTCCGCCCCATCCAGACTATCCAACCATGAACCAATGGAAGGCAGCCTGGAATTTGGCGTACAAGCAGGATCAGGAGTGGACCTATTGGTACAACGCCCAACGTGACTGGGAAAACCCCCTGTACGGGAAGCCTGAGCCTCCCCGTGGTTCGTATCCTGTTATGCCTTCCAAGTCTTTCCGTATCCGTTCCTCCACTGGTATGGAGTACGACATGGAAATCTCCTGGAACATGCTGGAATTCACCACTGGTACTGGCAAGCTCTGGACGGATGCCAAGCCTGGGACTCTTCGTTTCCTGGATGGTGGCCGGGAGAAATACCCGATCCTGTACCAGTCCTACGATGACTACGGCGGAGTCGGTGTCTACAAGGGCGAGAAGAAGATCGAGAAGATCATTCTTCAGTGGCAGGTTTCCATGAACCAATGGCGACAGATGGTCGTCTATGGCACGCACCATAAGAATCGTGTCTACGATGGCAAGTCTGTGGACATTGATGGTCGTGAAGCTCTGGGTGATGCTGAGGAATCTGGCTTCATCATCCCGCTGCATGAAGACATCTTCCGTTCCATGCCCTTGGTTCGGTCCACTCAGATGGCTACTGCTTCCAACTACCTTGTGCTCAACAGCTACAAGAAGGTGAAGAAGAAGTGGTATCAGACCGGCATCTTCCAGGTTGTCGTCATCGTGGTCATCATCGTCATCACCATTTACTCTGGTGGTGCAGGTGCTGGTCTGCTTGGTGCCAACGTTGCTGTGGGTGCTGCCCTCGGTTTCACTGGGCTGGCTGCTTTGATCGTGGGGGCAATTGCTAATGCTCTTGCTGCCATGATCCTGACAGCCATCATCCAGAAGGGCGCTACCATGCTCTTCGGGGAGAAGCTGGGTGCCATCATTGGAACCATTGCGTCCCTAATTGCGATCCAAGTGGGTACTGCCATGGCCAACGGGCAGACCATGAGCACTATGATGGGACAGATGATGCGGGCTGATAACCTGCTGAAGCTGACCTCCACCATGGGCAATGCTGTCTCTCAGTACATCAACGCAGGGACCCAGGACCTGATGCGGAAGACTGAAGACATGATGCAGGCTTACAATAGGGATATGACCGAACTCCAGCGGAAGTATGAGCAGGAATTCGGATACAGCAATGGGACCATCAATCCCCTCAGCATGACGGATGCCTTTGCTCTGTCCTCTGAGTCCCGGGATTCTTTCTTGTCCCGAACGCTGATGACGGGGAGTGATATCGCGGATATGTCCAATTCCATGATCTCGAACTTCTCGGAAATGAATCTTCAACTGGACTATTAACCGGAGAGTCTTATGGCTACTTCTTTTGCCGGGTCCGGTCTGACCATCCCCCCGTTCCAGTATCAACTGGGCGGGGGCAATGGTATGGACTTTGGTTCCCTCTCTTCCTACTCGACCCAGGGAGCCTCCATGTTCGGTGGCATGGGTGGTGGCAACCTGGGTCTCCAAATGCCGGGTGCTGGTGGCACCATTGCTGGTGCTGCTCCTGGTATCGGTGGCGGTGGCCCGCTCTCCATGCTGAGTGGTGCCGGTGACGCTGCTTCGGGTGGTGGTATCCTTGGCGGCTTGGGAATGAACATTCCTACCCTTCAACTGGGGCTGGGTTTGCTGTCTTCTCTGGGTGGCCTCTACGGAGCATCCCAGGCCAACAAGCTGGCCCGTGACTCGTTCAACTTCACCAAGGACGTGACGAACACGAACCTGAACAACCAGATCAAGTCGTACAACACGGCTCTGGAAGATCGGTCTCGTAGTCGTGCTGTCCAGGAAGGGCGTAGTCAAGAATCCGCCCAGGAATACATCGACCGTAACCGCCTGTCCCGCTAACCGGAGAACCTCATGGCTCAAATCACTTGGCGAAACGTTGACGCCCCTCAATTCTCGGGGGCGCTTGACGGTATTCGCGCGTTCGGAGCCATGCTGGGTAACAGCACTGATAACCTGACCAAAGCCCTCAGCGGTTTCCAAGCTGCTGATCAGGCTGCGGCAGGTAATGAAGTGCTCCAGCGTGCTCTGCAAATCAATGATCCCACTGCCTACAATCGTGCCCTCTCTGACGGTTCGATCCTGGGTGGTGTGGATACTTCCCGCCTGTCTCCGGATACTCTGGCTGCCCTTGGTTCCCGCCAGGGCGATCTGATCCGTCAGGCTGGCCAGAACCTGAACCTCCAGAAAGGCCAGTACGACTTCAACCGTCAGCAGGACACGGATACCCGTGCTGCTGGTGCCGACAATGCCATTCGTGCATTCAACGCTGCTGCCATGTCGGGCGATCCCCGTCAGATGCAGGCTGCCTATGCTGCCCTGGCCAATTCCGGCCTGCGGGCGGATCAGTTGGTGGATGTCACCAAGCAAGGTCAGGGAGTGCAAGGTGCCACCTTGGGGAACCAAGGACGGATGATCAGCAATACCCAGGGCAGCTACCAGCTTTCCCAGGCCATGGCCAATGATGCTGCCAAGGCAGAAGCACAGGATGCCATCCTGGCTGCTCGTCAGGGTGCTGTCTCAGATCGTCAGTTCCAGGAGAACCTGGGTGGTATGTACGACCGTCTCTCCCCGGAAGCCAAGCGTCTGGTTGGTTCCCAATTGGGTCTGGGCTTCGGTGGTGGCAGTGGTGGTATTCCTGGTTCCTCGGGTGCTGGTGCTCCTTCGGCTCCTGGCACTGCTGGTACTCGTCAGGGCAACAGCTATGACGTTACCTACCAGTTCCGTCCGACCGATCGTCCCCTGACTTCCATGTCCATGGGTGATGTGCTGGATATGCAGACTGGCATGATCCGTGACCTGGGCGGTTCCCCTGTGGGCCGCTATCAGTTCACGAAGGCCACTCTGGAACAGTACGGTCCCAAGGTGCTGGGTGAGAACTGGCGTAATGAGCCGCTGACTCCCGAGAACCAGGAGAAGCTGGCTGAAGCTCTGTACAACGACCGCAAGGGTGGTGATCTCACCAAGACCTGGGCTGCACTGAACAACAGCAAAGCTGGCCACTACAAGGACATTCCCTGGAGTGAAGCTCGCAAGGAGATCGCTGGTGGTGAAGTTGGTGCAACTGATGCTGGTGTGGAGATCACTCCGGCACGGGAGAACTCGGCCTATGCTGATATCGCCCAACGCTCGGTACTGAACCGTGCCAGCCAGGAAGCTACCAACTCCCTGTCGAACAACTTCGACAAGGCCATCCTGGACAAGCGTTCCACTGCTGAAATCCTGAACGAAGCTACCGGCAAGGGTGGTGCTTTCGAGGGTGCATCGAATACCTGGATCGCTCAACAAGTCGAGCGTGCTCAGGAATATGGTCGCAGTCTGGGGGTGGAGGTGCCTCCTGCCGTTGCACTACAGGCCATTGCCCAGTCTGCTGGGTCCGGTCGTACTTCTGGCATTGGTCGCAACTGGGATGCTTTCACGTCTTGGATTGGTGGGGGTCCGACGGACAACGATCCGCAGACTGGCCGTGGCGTCAACGCTGATCGGGTGAAGCAACTCATCCAGCAGGAATACGCTCAGGGTATGTCCCCGGAACGTGTGGCAAGTGCCAACTACCGTACCGGTCTGGCCAACCAGATCGACACGGCACGCAAGGCTGCTGATGAGGCTTCTGCTGAACTGGCCCGTGCCATGGAAGTGGCTGCCACCAACCCTGCGGTTCATGCTACGATCCCCCGCCTGCAACAACGTGTGGCACAAGCCCAACAGCGGCAAGCTGCCCTCACGATGGAACTGGCGAACTCCAATGAAGAATTGGCCCAGCAACGTGCTATCCAGGCCGCCCCTAAGAAGGCCGGTACTGTTGCTCAGACTGGTTCCCGCTCCCAGCCGCTTCAGGACTTCAATTCTCTGAACCTGGTTCCTGGTATCAACCCGACACCTGCTGAAATGCGCTGGATCGACTAAACTGGCCCAGCCACTTCGACGCCCACTCTTCGGAGTGGGCGTTTTCATTTGGGAGTGGTAAACTCCCTACAAACATACCTGCTTATCAAGGAATTCCCATGACTTCGATCTTTGACCGTTTGGCGGGTTTCGCAGATGCGATTCACGACACCAAGCGCTCGGAAGTAGCCTCTGCCACTGAGCAGAAGAAAGCGGAAGCTGGTGGAATGGAATATCAGGCTCTGGCTGGTCAACAGGCTGGCTACGGGCTGGATTCCGGTTCCCAACAAGAACAAGACATGCGAACCATGGATGCCGCATCCTATGGACGCAAGTATGGTTTCGACGCTCTGATGCGTCGTGGTGATGCTGCCGGTCAATTGATCGGTGATCAATCCCAACCTCGCACCTTCTCCCAAGGTGCTGCTGATGCAGTGACCGATATCGGTACTGGCTTGGCCAATGCCGTGGGCGGTATCGCTGCTCTAGGTACGGGCCTCGTCTCGAACAATGCCGGTGCTCGTATCGCTGAAGCCCTGGGCGACATGAATGAATTCGCTCAAGGTACTCAATCGCCTGCCCTCCAGGCGAAACGCCGTGTGCAAGCTGCACAAGTGGCACAAGCCAGCCGGGACAACAAGAAGAAGCAGGAAGAATCCATCGCTTCTGGTACTCCCGGCTTCGTCGCTGGTCTGGAACGTCTGGGTCGTGACATCATCTCTTCGGTCGGCATCGCTGCCTCCGATCCCACTACCTTGACCTCTGGCATTTCCCAGGGTGTCGGTAGCCTGCTGGCTGCCGGGCCTCTGATGAAAGCAGTCGGTGCTGCCACTGGCATGACCTCCACTGCTGGTCAGGCTGCTGTGGCTATCGGTGCCATGGAAGGTGGTGGTGCATATCAGCAAACCGCTGCTGACGTGATGAAGAAGTCCCATGATGAACTCATGAAGACTTCCGAGGACTACCGTGCATTCTTGGATCAGGGCTTCACGCAAGATGAAGCCAAGCGTCGTCTGGCTGGTCAAGCCGGTCAGATCGCTGCTGCCATCCAAGCTCCCATCGGTGCTGCAACTGGTCCGCTGGTTGGCCGTCTAGAATCGGCCCCCTTCTCTGTGGGTTCCCTTGGTTCCATCGCAAGCAACATGCTGCGTGAGACGGTGGAAGAAGGCATCCAGTCCGGTACTGGTCAACTGACACAGAACGTTGCCACGCAAGCCAAGGTGGACAAGAACCAAGACCTGCTGGAAGGTGTCGGTGAGCAAGCTGGTATGGGTGCTCTGTACGGTATGGGTACGGCTGGTGCTGTCCAGGTTCCTGGTGGTGCTGCCAAGGCTGCTGCCCCCATCGGACGTACCACGATGGCTGCTGCTCGTGGTGTGGGCAATGTGGTGAATGCTGCTACTGCTCCTGCCCGTGAAGCCCTCATCAAGCGTGGTGAAGCTGTCATGGCACAAAACGAGAAGGCTTCGCCCATCTCGGATACGGTCATGGCTGAAGCCAATGCTGAAGCTGTGGCTACTGCTCCCCAGGCAGAAGAAACCCTGCGTGCTGGTGTGGAAGCATCCACTGCTACTCCGGAAGAAAAGGCTGCTGCGAACCAGTACATCACGGACCTGATGGAAGCTACCCGCTTCAATCCGGCCGAACTGGATAGCCCGATGATCTCGGATGCTGTCCGTACTGCTGTGGGTGACGCAACCACTCGCACCGAAGCATTCAACCGTCTGGCTGACTTCGTGAACCAAGCGGAAGAAGGCTCCATGGATCAACTGGGTGCTGCTCTGGCTCTGCATGACATGACGAACAACGTCAGCTCGTTCATCGAGCGTAGTCCTGCTGCCCTGGATCAGATGCCCAAGGGTCATGAAGCCAATGCTGTGCTGGACCAGTTCTCCGGTCTGATCGGCAACTTGGCCAACACTCCCAAGGTTCTGCGTGCATACCGCACCATCCAGAACATGCTGGCTGATGCCCAAGTGGCACCGGTCACGGAAGAGTCGTTGGCTACGCCTGAAGGTGAACAGAACGTTCGTGTCGCTGTGGCACAAGCTGAAGTTGTACCGGAAAAGGCCAACCCCGAAGTGATTGGCCAGATTCTCAAGCATGCGTCGGAAGGGAAGATTTCTCTGAGCAACCCGCAGATTGCCGCACTGAAGAGTGCATCGGCTCTGTTGCAGGGTGCTCGTGAGTATGACGCTCAAGCCCAGAAGTTGGGCCTACGTCCTCAAGACGTGGTGTCGATGCAGATTAAGACGGACGAGAGCCGCTCGGGCGAAGGACAGTATTCGGCGCTTCAACATGCGAAGGGGATTCGGTCGGCGTACAACGCGGGTAACTTCGACTTGGCCTCCGCTCGCCTTGACGACTTCGTCAAGTTCGCGCAGCACATGCAGAACAAGGTCGGAGCGCTGAACACCCATCTCGCTACGGGGAATGGTGACGCGAATCGTTCGGTCAAGTACCAGGCTTTGACTCCCTCCCGAGAGTGGGTCGAGAGCAAGAAGGGACTGGGGGTCAATCCTCAAAATGCCAAGTCGGTTCAGTTTGCCCAGCAAGTTGCACTTGAAGCTGCGACCGTTGGTCAGATCGCAAATAACCTTGCTTCGGCTTACCCGGAGTTGCAGGTCGGTCATGTTGAATTGGTTCCGTTGGACTCGCGTCTGGACAAACCTGCTGCCCAAGTGGTTCAGGAGTTCAAGCAGGCCGATTCTGCTGTCGTTACGCCCGAGATGAAACCTGAACCCGCGAAGGTTAAAGAAGAAGCGCCTAAGACCCCTGTGGTCGAAGACGCCCCTACTGTAACCCCGGAAACTGCTCCTGTGCAGGAACAGGTGCAAGAACCTGTGACCAAAGTCACTGAGGTTCAGCAAGAGCCTGCTCCGGAAGTGAAGCGTGAAGGTATCGATGCTGCTTTCCCCGATCTGGTTGGTTCCATCGATCCCCAGGCTGAAGGCATCAAGAACTACTTCAAACAGTCGTTCTCCCTGCCTGAAGAGCCGAAAACCCGTATCACGGGCGATGAAGCGCCCCTCACGACTGTCCGTCAAGCCCTTGGTTCCAAGGAGCGTATGGCTGCTTTCATGGGACAAGAAGTGTCGAAAGATTTTGACACCGATCTCGTTCGTGCCTACAAAGCTGTGTTTTCCTACGGGGAAACCCTTGCTTCCTCTCTGCGTTCCAGCCTCGCCAAGTTCCTGGCCGAGAAGAACGTCGGTGAGCGTTTCGCAAAGGGAACCGAGGCAAACCGCTGGGCAGAAGGCAAGCTCCTGAATATCGTCCGTCCGTCTGATGGTTCCTTCGCCTATGACGAAAGCCTGTTGCAATCGGCTGTTCTGGCTGGTCTGCAATGGCAACTCACGGCTGTTGATCGTGGTGCCATCAAGGATGCCAAGGATGCGAAGGCACTGACGGGCCTGGAAGAAGGTGAACAGCCTGCTGGTCTGGTGGAGAAGCTGAACTCCGGTCTTACCCTGACCGAAGCTGCTAACTCCCTGGCTCAGAAGATCGAAGCCTACTGGGGCTTCAATCGCAATCGCAATGCCCCTCTGGGGTACGTGCGTGGTATCCCCCTGGCCATGGCTGCTGAAATGCTCCAGGCTCTCGTGGCTGCTGGTGGTGTGGAAGTCGAACGCATCTACCTGTCGGACACTGGCGTCATGCTGCAAGACGAGAAGGGTGCCTCCAAGACCATCGACATTTACCGTCCGATGAAGCAAGACAAGGATTCGATCATCCGTGCTTTCCCCACGGCCATCGAAGAAGCTGTTCTGATGACTCCGGAAGAGAAGACCTACTTTGGTGACGAGCGTCCTGCTGTACCGCATGACCAACTCCGCAACCCGGGTACGGCCAACACTCCCGAAGATCGTGCAGCTTTGAAGAACGAGATCGATACCCCGTTCCGTCTGCACAAGCCAATGGTGGATTTCTTCGCTGGTCTGGGCCAAGATCGTGTTCTGGAACTGATGGGTGCTGGCCGCATCAACGAGAACATGCTCAACGTCAACCATGCCATCAGCCTGGAAGGTCAGAACCGTTCCCTCGCTGCTGCGTACAACCACCTGGAAGGTCTGGTTGCTCAAGTGTCGAACCAAGCAGAGGACATTACCTCCGTCCCGATGCACTTCGGCTACAACATGACCCGTGTCGGTCGTATGCAGATGCTGGGCAAGTACAACCCCCAATCCACCAAGCTGGTGCGTGAAGCCCTGCTGCCGACTCAATCCACGCTGGACCTGTCTAGTGAGAATGGTCGTGACTTCAGCCGCTTTGCATTGGGCTTGGCTCAAGCACTGGGCATCAAGGTTCACAACATGAGCCGTGAAGCTGCTACCGAAAAGCTGATGGCTGACCTGAATGGCAAGCTGAAGCCCTCGGTGGATATGCTGAACCAGTGGCTGGAAACTTCCGGTGATCTTCCTGCTGATGCAGTCTCTACCCTCAAGGAAGGTCTGGGTAGTGATCTGTCGTTTGTGGCTCTGCATGCTCTCGTTGAGTACGCTCGCTACCAACGTGCGGATGCTGCTGCTCGTGCATCCTTCGAGACTCCGCTGTATGTGGAAGCTGACGGTGTGACCAACGGTCCCATCAATGCCATGGTGTTGATGTCTGCTGGTCCCTTCGATGCGGACTTCATCCGCAACTCTGCCAAGGGTGGCCTGTTCCTGACTCCTGGCATGACCATGAACGAACATCGCTCCAAGATCGATGGTCGAGACCTGTACCAAACTTCGACCGATGCTCTGGCTGAAGGTCTGAAGGCTCTGCGTCAGCAAGTGTCGAGTGATGCTGGTATGACGAACCAGTTGAACCAACTGCAACGGATCATGGACCTTTTCCTCCCCGACCTGTCGGTGGATGAGAACGGCAACCTGGAACTGAAGCGTGGTATCGCCAAGAACCCCCTCACGATCACCATTTATGGATCGGGAGCAAAGGGTATCGCTGGCAAGATGGTTTCGTCTGTCGTTGACTCGATCTACGAACGCATGAGCGCTGCTGTCCAAGCTGTGACGGAAGACCCCTCGCTGACTCCTGCAATGGCCCTCTTTGGTTCCCAGGCTGAATCGGTCGAACACGCCAACCAGATGATGGAGCAGTTCGCCACTTCCCTGGAAGCACTGACGACGGCACAACCGGCAGTTCGCAAGGATCGTATGGTCCTGGAAAGTGTTGACGCACCCAAGCGTTCGGGCCTGAATCCCCAGACCTTTACGCTGACTCCGGATGAACTGAACACCATGCAGACCAACATGCTGCATCTGTTCGTGAATCCGATGCGTGACGCCATCACCAAAACCATTGGTTCGTCCCTCATGGATTCGACCAAGCAACTCCAGAAGGCTACCCAGGTTCAGTCTCTGTTCCTGCAAGAAGCTTTCCGTGATGCTGTGCAAGCGAAACTGGAAGAGAAGGCGAAGGACCCCAACTGGAAGAAGGGTGACTTCCTGAGCCAAGCAGAACTGGACTCCATCCAAAAGAGCCTGGGCAAGTACGCCCCTCTGGTGGAGACTGGCTCCCAGAACTTCTACATCGCTGGCTCGCAGAACAGTGAAGTGGCTGGTATGGACTACGCTCGTGCTTTGAATGGCAAGATGCGTGTGGCTGCTCAGGTCTATGGTCCCTCCGATGCTGGTGTGGCAGGTATCCCTGTCATGACCATCGGCACCGGTGACGGCCAGATGATGCAGACCCTGGCTACCATGAAGGGCAAGCCCACTGGCACGCTGAAGATTTTCGACGGCATGAACATGAAGCTGTCTTCCATCGAAGCTGATGCTCAGAAGGCGAACCAAGCGGTCTACGAAAGCTGGATGGGCAATCCCCTCCAGGCTGTTTCGGACTCGTACCAGAAGTTCTTGAAGGCTGCTGACTTCAGCAACATGAATGACGATCTGACCACTGGTCTGAAGCGTTCGTTGCTGGAACCCAAGCAGTGGAAGGAAGATGTGAAGCCGGAAGTCCTGGAAGCTGCTGCTATCGCTCTGGGTGAGCGTCTGAAGCAATCGGCCATGGAAGCTGAGGCTCGTCATCGTGCCTTGGATCGAGTGAACCTGTCCATCGACCAGATGGCTGCCGTGGGTGTTCCCTACCAGACCACTGGCAAACTGGACTTGTCCCTGCTGACTCTCGATGAGCAAGTCGCAACCCTCAACCGTCTCTACAACGAAGAGTTGAACAAACTCCAATCGCCGTCGAAGAAGGCTGAACCTGTTGCGTCTACCGTAGCTCCCGAGAAGCTGAACCCTGCTTTTGAAGCGGTGGGACGTGTCCATAAGAAGTCGGGTGCTCGCATCCTGTCGGTGACTGCCATCAAGAACCTGGGCAAGATCAGTAAGTTCTCTCCGGAGCAAGCTGCTGTCTTGAACGAAATCCAGAAGTCTCTGGCTGCCAAGGATTACAAGATGATCCTGGGTACTCCTGAGCAGGTGAACCTGTACGCTCAGTTGACGGGCAAGCAGTCTCTGACCAGTGAAGACTTGGCAGAAGCCAAGAAGGGCAACATCGACGGTTGGACTACGTTCGATGACAAGACCATGTACATGACTCGTCCCAGCAATGAGACGCTCATTCATGAAATGGTTCATGCTGCCACGTTCGAGAAGGTGTACGCCCACTACAACGGTTCCTCGGATATCGTGGTAGCGCAGGCTATCGGCCGCATCGAGAAGCTGATGGATCAGTTCACCAAGCTGGACACCGAAAGTCTTTCTCCTGAGTTCCAATCGGCTCATGCTGATGCCATGGATGCCATCACCTCTTTCCATCAGGACGGGTTCATCGATCCCTCTCTGTCGAAGGCTGGTGCTCTGAATGAATTCATGGCCTGGGCATTGACCAACCGTGAACTCACTGCACGCCAGAAGGCCACTGCTGTGAACCCCTTGGTTCGCATTGCCAAGGAAGTGCTGGCAGGTATCAAGTCCCTGATCTGGGGCCGTAAGGTTGTGCCGAATGTGGGCGATGACATGTTCAGCAACTTGCTGTTCAACTCGGCCATCATCATGCGTGCTCAACCTAGCACTGCTGCGGTGACCAAGGACAGCACCCTCTTCATGAGCCGTGCCTACGGTGACTCTGAGCGTCTGGCTCAACTGAAGGGTACGTTTGATTCCCTGATCTCGGATTACCTCACTGGTTCTCCGGTGCAGTCCTTCGAGCGTATGGGTAAGCATCGCCTCGCTCTCACGCAAGCATTGGCACTGTCCCGCAACGTGCAGGCCCATGGGTTCCCCATGACCATGCAGGAGCAGGGCGTGTTCCGTAATGTCGTGGCTGCTCTGGCAACCGAAGTGGCTGTCGATCCCCATGCTCTGGCTCGTGCTCAGGAACTCTACTCTCATGTCACCAAGACGGTGAAGGTGGAAGACTTCATGGCCGATCCTCAAGGGAATGATCCGGCTGACCGCTACTACGCTCAAGAGAAGTACGACGTGATCATGGGCAACTACCTGACCACGACGGACGAGGCTGGCCGTAGTTCCCTGCTGCCTACCTTCTTGGCTCTATCCATGGTGCATGACGATCTGCGTGCTGTGCTGGCCAAACTGCCTGTCCCCAAGAAGGACAAGGTGCTCGGCAACAGTATCGATGCCCTGCTGACCAATGCTGGAACCAAGGCAATGGAAGCACTGAATCGCCGACTGGCTGGTGATACCAAGGCGGATAACGTCACGGCTGCACTGGATGCTCTGTCGGAGACCATTGCCGAAACGTCGCAGGACACTCAGTCCTTCTATGATGCTGTCGCTACCCCGACCGGCAACATGATCGACCGTGCCAATGACATCGTGGTCAACGGTGTCTCCCGTCTGTCTGATGCTGCCATCGACAAGGCGAATGGCATCTTGGCGAATCCCACGACCAGCAAGGGCATGAAGCTGGCTGCCCAGGCTCTGAAGGGTGTTGCTGCTGTGGCTACCGAGAAGAACGGTACTGAAGTCAGCAAGGGCTTGATGAGCCAGATGAACCAAGGGAACAAGTGGAAGCCGTTCCACGACTTCATCAACGATCTGGTTGGTCGTACCAGCGAAAACGCTGATGTGTACGACATGATCAAGTCGGTGCGTTCCCAGGTTCAGCAGGACCGTCAGCAGTTCCGTGAGCACCTGCCCACGACCATTGCCGAGAAGTTCTCCCGCAAGCTGGAAGCCAGCGAGTGGACGGCTCTGCACACTGGCCTGGGCAAGACGGACATTGCATCGCTGCGTGAATCCATGTCCATGGATGAAATCCGCTCTCTTCTGGGAGACCAGAAGGCAGTGGACTCCAAGATCAACGATCTGGAAATCGAACTGGGCAAGATGGATGCTGCACATGCTCCCTTGATCATGAAGAAGGCCAAGCAACTGGCTACCTACATGGTTACGGGCAAGCCTGGACAGAACCTGCTGCGTAATGCGGAGTCCGTGGCTCGTCTGTTCGGTGAGCGTGCTCGCAAGGGCCGTGCTCTGCCCACGGATGCCATGATCAAGGCAGTGGACCAACTGACCTCGCTGTACGCCCTGGAAGCCATGCCGAAGACCCAGCGTGAGGCATTGTCCTCCTTGGTTCAAAGCGAAGCGGCTGGCCTGGACTTCAGCATTGCCTACATGGTTGGCCAGCGTACCGATGAGTCCGCCAAGGCTGCCCAGTCGGATGCTGCTCGCCTGAATTCCTACAAGGGATACATCCCCTCGGAGGGCAAGCAAGGCATGCAGATGATTGTTGCTGAGGACACCCAGTACAACGAGCTGACCCAGAAGTCCTACGTCCGTGTGGGCGACTACCGTGGCTCTTCTGCCGATCGTTTCACTGGCAAGCGTGGCTACTACTTCCTGCCCGTGTCCAGCCGTACTGCTTTCTCTCAAGGGATCATGCAGAACGTGCGAAACACTGCGGGTGGTGTGGATACCACGACTGGTTACACCATGAACATGCCGACTGCTGGTCGCATCGTGGACAAGCCTTCCGTGCAACGTATCACCCAGGCTCTCCAGTCCGGTGAGCGTGGTGTGGAAAACCTGCTGCCTGTCTATGCACAGGACGGTTCGGTGGTGGCGTATGAGCGTTCTGTTGACCTGGTGCAGTTCGACCGTATCAACAAGGATCAGCACTTCGCCAACATGGTCGGTGCATGGCGTGGTCGTCAGATGGAAGAGGCGAAGGCACAGTTCTTCAACGATGCCCTGGTGGACAACCTGCACAAGATGTACGAGAAGGATGCGGCTGCTGGCCGTGCCAACGAGTACGTCAATATGTTCGATGTCAAGGACCCAGTGCTGGCTGATGCCTGGAAGCTGGTGAACCAAGCAACGCAAGACCGTGCTGAGGGTCTCTTCGGCAAAGGTGAGTTCTGGGTTCGCAAGGACATGCTGAACGATGCCTTCGGTTACCGCATGGCTTCGGTTGGTGATGCATGGACTGGCAATAGCCGCTTGTCTGCTCCTACCCAGGAAGCAATCAAGAAGATGGCCTTGGGTCTCTTCGGCAATGAAGCCTACAAGTACGTGATGAACACGGAACAAGCAATCCAAGGTGCAGTGAAGACTGCGAAAACCTTGATCGTTGTGAAGTCTGTGATGATACCGGTGGTGAACTTCCTGGCCAACATCTACCAGATGGTTGGTCGTGGCGTTCCCATCAAGAACATCGTCATGGGTCTGCCCAAGAAGACTGCTGAAATCCACAACTATGTGAACAGTCGTCTCCGTCAAGTGGAGCTTGAAGCTGAACTTCGTGCTGCTGAAGGTGACCCGGTGAAGGAACGGAAGATCAATGCTGAGATTCAGTCCATCACTGATGCCCATAAGCGTCTGTCCATCTGGCCTTTGATCGAACGTGGTGAGTTCTCCAGCATCGCTGATGCCGGTATCTCCCGTGATGATCTGCTGATCACCGATGGCAAGATCAACGACTACATGGACAAGCTGGCTGAGAAGCTGCCGAAGTCCATCCGTAACGCTGGTCGCTATGCACTGATCACGAAGGATACGGCTCTGTTCCAAGGCATTCAGAAGGCTGTTGAGTACAGTGACTTCATCGCCAAGGCACTGATCCATGACGACATGATCAAGCGTCAAGGTCGCACCAAGGAAGATGCCGATAGCCGTGTCACGGAAGAGTTCATCAACTACGACCGACTCCCTGGCCGCTTCCGTGGGTACATGGAGAGCATGGGCCTGCTCTGGTTCTACAACTTCAAGATTCGTTCTGCGAAGGTGGCTATGAGCATGATCCGGAACAACCCTGTCCATGCGTTGATCGCTGGCTTGGCTCCGACTCCCACCATGTTCGGTAACGTGGGCCTGCCGATTGAGGACAACCTGTTCTCGGTCCTGGCTGAAGGCAAGCTGGGCATGTCGATGGGTCCTGCAATGGGGCTTCGTGCTCCCACGTTGAACCCCTGGCATAACCTGGTCTGGTAATAAAAGAAAGCCCCTCAGTTGAGGGGCTTTCTTCATTCACTGCTGTCGGGGCTTCGTCCCTTGGTGCCAGGGAAAAGCAGCCCCCTGAGCTTCCAGAGGACGAAGGCAATGATGGCCAGTGCAATGTATGGTGCCGACGCATGCACCCAGGCGGAAAGGAGTAAGAACGCCAGGATGCAAATCACCACAATTGCAAGCACATTGCCCGTCATGAGTCAGCCCCAGGGCTTACTGGGCGGACTTGGCTTGGCCCAGGTTGCCGAACAGGCTCGGGCGACGGGGGGCAGCTTCAGCCGAAGCAGTTTCGGCATTCTGCGGTTCCGCAGCCGCACCAGCGGTCGATGCCGAGGATTCTTGCACGGAAGCTGCTTCCTGGTTTCCCGTTTCCGGCTTGGGGTCCGGCTCGAACGGGGGATCGGCGGGCTTCGGTTCTTCCTTCGGCTGTTCCACCTTGGGTTCGACCTTGGCCGGAGCCGCACGCTTGGTAGGCGTGGCCGGGGCGACAGGCTTGACCGTGGACGGCACGATGTCGATGACGGCGGTGTTGCCTTCTTCGCCACGGGTCGCCTTGAAGGCGATGGTGATTTCCATGCCTTCCTTCACATTGACCTGTTCATTGATGTAGTTCTTCAGAGCTTGTTCGATTTCGCTCTGGACCAGAGTGATCTGCATCTTGGTTCCTTCAGACTGCTTTCAACAGTCTCATGAGGTTCAGAAATTGCTGGGTTTGCACACCAGCGTGGATGGCAGCGATTGCATCTGCCATGTGTTCAGCCTTCCCGGCGCTGATCTTTCCGGCGTGCATCGGCCAGTTGGCCTGGGGATACCATGCCATGCCTGCGGTGATCATCTCTTCCTTCGTAGCGGTACGCTTTCCGGTCATGATCTTCTTCGACTCCGCTTCGGAGACTTCGATGAAGGGAATGCCAGTGGCCCGGATGGCACCGAGAATTCCGATGCACATTCCGTATCCTTTCATCGCCGCAGCACTTTGGGAACCAACGGGAACTTCAATGAAGATCACCTTGGCCTTTTGAGCCAAGGGAAGCACTTCACTGTAAAGCGTCTCGGCAGCTTCGATGTCGTAGCTGTTCATCCGGACTTGTTTCCCCTTTGGTTCCTCCGCCGTTCTTACCAGCGAGAGAGTAGGGGTGTCGAGCACCCCATCCTCCAGGTCCAGGTAACTGAACGCAAGACCCCAATTACGCATGCTGGGGTCGCAACCCAGTACCGGGATTCGCATGGCTTACTTCTTGCCGAACAGCGACGGACGAGCAGCCGGAGCAGCCGCACCGGCAGCCTTCGGGGGAGCACCGGCAGCGCCACCGGGGGCGGGCTTGCCGTCGCCCTTCTTCTTGGTCTTGTCGTAGACCTTGCCCTTGTTCTTTTCCAGCCACGCATCGTGGTAGACCGGCTCGGTGGCCTGGGCCATGGCTTCCACGACCGTCAGGCGAGAACCCAGATCCATGATCTTCTCGATGCTGTTGGTTTCGCGGGTCTCGTCGGTATCGACATAGACGCCCTGGGCGTTCTTGGCCTGCTTGGTTTCCAGCGCCTTCTGGATGGCCACGAGGCACTTGCCACCGATCAGAGCCGTGGGAACCATGACCGACTTGGGCAGTTCCTTCTTCTGGTCGAAGTCGTAGACGTTGACCGTCTTTTCCTCGAACTCGGTCTCTTCCAGCGGGGCGCCGCCGAGGACCAAGCACAGGTCGCTGACGACCGTGTAGCCGGGCAAGGGCAGTTGCTTGTCGCCCTTGACGTAGTACGGGGTGTTGCCCTTGTCGTTGCCCGAGGTGAAGTACAGGTCTTCACGGTATTCCGTGTCGCTGCCTTCGCGGGTCAGGATGACCGACATGAAGTCCGCACCGGACTTGGCCTTGCCCACATAGGCGACCTTGACGGTCATCTCGTAGATGTCGGTATCCAGGATGAAGCCGCCACCGCCGATGCGGTCCTGGGCTGCTTCCATGTTCTGGGTCTTTTCTTTCAGGTTGCCGAACAAATTGCTCATGATACTTTCCTTGCTGAATGGATTTGCTGCAATGCCCTATGCTTACGCATAGAACGAGGTGAGGTGGTCCAACAACTTTTGACAGTCGTTGTCGATGTAGGTCTCCTGGCGGGAGAACATGCCCATCGGAGCACGGATGCGCTCACCGGTGGTCTTCGCCGTAAGGCGAGTCTGGAAGACATGCTTGAAGCCAAGCTCCTTCTCGTCCTCCGTGATTTCCAACATGCCGTTGGTCATCTTCTCCATTTCCTTCAGGAGAATGCGCTTGCACGCAACGATGGTGGAAAAGTAGGCTTCGATGCCGTTGTTCTTCAGCGAACCCTTGATCGGCACGGAGGTTTTCAACTCCATGGCTTTCTCATCGAGTTCGTCCTTGACGTGGGCGGTGAAGATCACCGGGATGCCACACAGCGGGACGTGCAACTGCATCAGTTCCTTAAAGAACTGCTGGTAGGCACCCCAGGCCATCATGGTGTTGGCGGCGTTGATGACATAGCGGGATTCATACATGTCCATCAAGAACGTCAGCGAATCCACGATGATGCCCTTCGGCTTGAAGCCGATGGTTTCTTCCGGACTTTCGTAAGACGCCTTGAATGCGTCGATCACCTGATACGGATCGGTGATGACGTGGCTGCTGAACTTGTTCTTGAACGGCAAACGCTTGCCGCTCTCCGTGTTCAGGTACAGCCATTGTTCCTGATCACGGATGTTGCGCAAGGATGCGCTCTTACCCGTCGAGGAATACCCGACAACCAACAGCAGTTGGTCATTGGTGTTTTCCGGGATGAGTTCGTTCTGATCACTCATTGAATGCTCTCCCAAAGGGATTTCGACAGTCCTAAAGACCAAGCAAAAGAACTGCCAGGCCCATCACTGTCGCGTGTACTTCTTCGCAACAGAGACGAGGACGGTCGTGTTCAACTCTTCACTGTCCAAGGGAGCAGACAGTTTCTTGTTGAACGAGTGGACTTGCTGAGAGACTTCATTGAAGTCCATACCGCTGTCCACCAGAGCCATGGCGAAACGGAGCATGTTGTTGTTCCGGTTGCCTTGGGCCATGCGTTGGGCAAACCAACGTTCCAGATTGTCCAGGTTCTGCACAGCTTGCATGCTGGCCTGGAACTGTTCGTTCTTCGTGGTTCGCGGAATGAAATCCCGCACATCCAGAAGCACGCCATCCGGGTTAACGAAGTAGTCGCCATCATGGCATTCCCACTTCTTGGATCGCTGGTTGGCAGACTCATCCGTGGTGAACGGCAGCCACTGCATGACGTTGTTCATGAACTCCTTGTACTCATCAGCATCAAGCTGAAGCTCGTAGTTCATGGGCAGCATCAGACGGAATCGGTTCTCTTCATCTGTATGACGCTTGGTGGTGTAGGTCATGAACTTGTAGTCCTTCATCAGCTCATGAACTGCTGTCAGCGACACGCCACCATCAACGTCGATCACGATCATGTTGAAGCCGGGGATCACGTTCTCTTCCGCACGATGCCCGCGCTTGAATGCATGGTTGGCCCAGTGCATTCCCTTGGCTTGGGTCATCTGGTGCAACTGCTCGAAGGGAGCACGCTCCGTCACATAGTCGTAGGCAAAGTTGTCCGAGTAGGACACCAGCATCTCTTCGGTATTGGTCTCCTTCAGGGTCTCCCCACGGAAGAACTCAATACCATCAGCGAAGGTCTTCTTGATGATGATGTGCTGCTTGTAGCCCCAGGCGGTTGCCAGGGTCATGATCTCGTTGCGGAACGCATTGCCACTCTTGTAGAACGGCAGCGCTTCAACGAGGTCCGCATGGGTGACTTCCGTCCCCACACTGGCGATGTACTTGGCCAGCTTGACGTAGGCTTTCTCACGAGTCAGGATCGTCTGGAAAGCTGCACCAGACTCTTCGACCAACAGGATTGCTTGCTTCAAGTGATCCATGTCCACCAGCACAGACTCATCTACGAAGGCCAATGCTCCGGCCAGCTTCAGTGCCTTGAAATAGCGGTGGCTGATCTCGGCCTTGCGAATCTCTTCGTGTTCGGCCATCTCTTCAGCCTGTTTCTCGCAGTGTGCTTTGTAGGCGATCAGTTCGATACCCACATCACGTTCCACAACCATCCGCCAGCCGAACTTGCCAGCATCAGCGAGTGAGTGAAAGTGATTGGCCCACTTGCTCACAGCCGCTTGGTTCCCCGGTTGGGTCAGCCGGTCGTAGATTTCTTCCGGCGTTTGCGAGTTGTGAGCCATGCGGACAGGCTGGCCGATGCCAAACAGACAACGACGAGCATAGCCAGTGTCCAGGAAGCTGTAGAAAGCATCCTCGGTCTGGCCACCGTCCAGCAGCTTCGACGGGGTGCCGAAGAGCAGCATGTTGGTGGGGGTCTTGCCGTCCAGTTCCTCGCCTCGGGTGTTCTCGGCGGTGTTCTTGGTCAGCTTCTGCTTGACCAGCCCCTGGTCATACAACTCCAGGAACAGGGTCAGCACTTCAGTCGTCTCGATCAGGTTGGAACCAATCTCGTCAATCTGAAGGTTGATGGAGCCGCAGGTTGCCAGCAAGAGTTTCTGACGCAACTGCTTCACTGCCGGAGCAGTGCCACTGTCGAAGGTGAACGGGAATGCACCCGCACGGCGATACTCTGCCGACACCTTGTCGTACTCTTCCTGCTGGTCCGTGCCGTTCTTGGCCGCTCGCTCGTTGGCGATCTTCCAGAGGTTGGCATCTGCGATGACAGGCATCGTGTCTTCCATGAAGCGCTTCTTGAAGCCCTTCAGGAAATCGTTCTCCACGATGTTGACACTGTGGCCCTTGCCATACCCAGAGGTGGCCAGAGCCAGTGCGTAGATGTTCACCGGGATATCCCCACGATCTGCCGTGACGATGGTAGCTCCCATGGAACTCGCCATCTTGGCCAGAAAGTAGGCTGCTTCCACGCGGAAGAAACCCCGGTCGGTGTTCTGCGTTTTATTGCAGAGCACGTTCACAATCTCTTCGATTGCGGGGTGGTGCTGAACCCCGGTGAGGTCGATCATGTCGAAAAGTACCTGTCTTTTTGTTTACACACGTCATAGACGCCGCAGTAGTCGCACCGTTTGGGTACGCCCTCTACGGGGACGATGACACCTTTGCCGCCTTTTTCGGACTGGAACATCCGGGCTTCATGGAGATGCTCGAAGTTCTTCGTGCTCCTGGCTCCCGGCTGTTTCGCTTTCTCCGGATCGGAGAAATACTTGTAGACGGTATCGGAGCGCCAAAGCTCTTCATCGGTGCATTCCGGAACTTGGTTCTCGGGTGCATCCTGGTATTTGATGATCTCGGCGATACGACCACGCACCCACTTTTCCGTCTCAGCAGGGGACAACAGTTGGATGTCCTTGTGCATGATCGGGTGTTGCGGATACTTCGGATCACGACGAGCATCACCACGTTTCCAGTCGGTGAAGATGTAGTTGATCCGGATGTAGTCTTCCTTGATCTTCTCGGGGTTCAGCCAGCGATAGATGCTGCCTTGCAGACGATGTTCATCGTCACGGGACCCTTTGACCCAAACAAAAGCCGACGTGGACTTATAGTCTTGCAACAGACCTTCGGTCACAATGTCGTACTTTCCTCCGACCACATAGTCCGTGCCGTTGACGTTGATCGTCTTCTTGACACGTTGCTCCATGTAGACGGGTATACAGTCCGGGTGCTTGGCCAGCACATCATCGGTGGGGTTGATGCGGATACGGTCACGCACCGACTGGGGATACCCCAGCAAGCGCAGGCTGCGTTCAGCACCACGGGTCCATGCCTTTTCGATGGAGTCATGGATTGCATGACCCAAGGAAGTCTTCAGCATGTCCATCACGTCGATCACCTGAGTTTCGGGATCGACACGGCTGGCGAGTACGATTTGGCGAGTGGGCTTCAACAGGCCAGTGGCACTGATGTAGTTGTTCTCTTTGCTGTAGTCGTATTCGTCATGGACAAGCCAGACTGCTACGGGCAAGGATACCTGTGCAGTATTGGTGATACGCATGGTTCCTCCATAGGTTGAAAAACCCCTCCGAAGAGGGGTCATGGATTAGGCGTTGCGTTGAGCACGCTTCAGAATTCGACTGGCGTAATGCGCAATCTTCTGAGCAGCACGAAGTACTGTGTTGCCTTCCTTCTTGGTTCCCTGGCGAGCACGAGCGGTACGCCAGATTTCCTTGAAGATGTTGGCTTCATCGAAGTTGAGTTCCAGAGCTTCGATGATATCTTCGCACTCCGCTTGATATGGCGGCTGCTCTTCACGCTGCGGATGCTTCACTTCGATCAGGTAATAATTTACCAGACCTCCGGAGTTCTCCGCAGACATGATCAGTCCCCCGATACCGGGTCGCCTTCCTTCGGCACGACCGACAGGTGCGACTTCTTCGGAGCGACATCGACTTCCGTTTTGACCAGGACCTGGCCTTCCGGAGCCACAGCGTATTCTTCCTGGGTCATGTAACCCAAGTGGCTGAAGCCCGACGTGAACACGCAGTCCACGATCTGGATGCGTTCGCCCTTGAAGCGCTCGTTCAGGTTGGCGACGGCTTGCATCTGAGCACGGGCCAGATCACGATGCTTGATCTGCTTCTCGTCCGTCAGGAGCATACCGTTCAGCAGCAGGGCCGCACCGTCACCGGTCGGTTGACCGCTTTCGTCAACCTTGACGAAGACCATCTGAGCAGCGAACAGCCAGTGGTGCTTTTTGACGGGGGTATTGGTTTGTTCTTTCATGCGAATGCCTCTTGGATAGTTGAGGTTATTTCTTCAGCGGTAGCGCCGTTCTCTATTTCGATCTCGGTTGCCCAAGTGGGGTAAAACAGAGAGAGATTACCGCCCAAACCAACATCTGGATGGTAGATGTCGGGGTGGTCGTTCCAGTTCACTGCATTGACCAGATGCTCATTCATGTACAGGACAGTGTCCATGTCATCACGAATGAGTGCATAGCCCGCATCATGAATCTGCGCACACGGACGGATGTTCAAGCGTTGATCGCTATCACGTACCTTTTCCATGAACTCAACCCATGCACGGCTATTAAGCAAACACCAGCCCTGCCCGAGAGCATTGCCAGCAGTTCGCCCTTCAGCTTCTGCCTCATAAGGCGTCTTGCTGTTCCCACGAATGACCTGAGCCAAGAGGGGTGTTCTCACACGCAGCCCGAAAGCTGTGGTGACGTATCCATCCTTGGCAGCTTGGTTCAGCTTGGCTTGCACCCATTCAATGCTCACCCGGTACATCTCGTGGTGTTTTGCTTCCACCATCTTTGCCTTCTCTTCCGAGAAGCCGCAGTTCTTCATCAAGGTGATGTAGGTGCCTAGATAGGTCAAGGCAAAAGTGGGAGCCTTACTTTCCTGCCGCAAATCCTTGTACTTCAATTCAATGGAGTTGATGGACTCCACCGATTCAGGATCAATCCCTTCCATCTGATCTCCGAAGTACGAGTACGCTCGGAGACAGTGACCGTCGTAGCCATCGGTGTACACCTTCAGCTTCATCGGGTCTTTGGTTGTGAGGGCAGAAATGCGATCCTCAAGGGATGCGAAATCCAGTCCTGCGAAAATCCATCCAGGCGGTGCCTGGAAACAGAACTTGATCAGCTTGCCCAGACTGAGCATTCCCTTCTTCATAAAGTCCTTCAGCAACGGGAACCGCTCAAGCAGTTCATCACTGACTTTCATCATGACGTTGGCAGGGAGGTTTTGCAGGTTCGGTGAGTTGGAACTCAACCGTCCCGATACAGTGCCTCCCAGCACGAAGTTACCGAACAGATACCACCATCCATCAGGCCCTTGGGCTGCTTCTTTGAAAGCAGGGATGAACGATCCGAGAATCTTATCCACCGCTGCGAAGTCTTGTAGTGCTCGCAGCAGGTCCAGAACATCAGGGTCCTTGGTGTGGTGAAGCAGCTTACTGATGGTGTCACCATCGCAGCTTGGTTGCTTGGTGTCTGTCAGAGCCAATATGGGTAAGCCCAATTGGTCATACAGCAGCCCTTGCAATTGAAGAGGTGATCGAGGATTGAACTTCTCTTCCTCCGGAACCTCAGCAAGCGTGATGCGCTTCTTCTTCCACTTGGCGTGCATCTTTTCGATGTACTTCTCTTTCAGTGTGTACTGATACTGCTGCACACACTTGGTCTGTTCAATGCGAGTGATCGCATCATCGAACACACCTTGCAAAGCATTTTCCACTTTCAGCACAGTAGGCATGTGCAATGGTATGCCGGTAAGCTGCATTTGGATGATGTCCTTGGACGCCTTCTTGAACAGCGTCTCATAGATATCTTCCTGTTGGTCATGCACCATGGTTGACCAGTGCTTGGTATGGACGAACCAAGTGGAGAGGGTATCCACGAGGTTGTACCGCAGAAGCTGAGGCAGCGGGATGCGGGTAATGTCCTTGATCTCGGACTCCGCATAGTTGCCTGCGAACTCTTGTGCTTGGTCCTTCAGGCCCAGCTTGTTGCCCGCACAGGAGTTGGTTGCCAAATACGTAATGAGCTTGGTGCAGTCCCAATTACGCATCATCACATCGAAGCCATTGAGCATGCCTTCTGTGTCGATGAGGTCTGTCATGAACAACTGGTAGACCAGGATGTACATGTCAAAGGCAGCATTGTGATAGATCGCAGTTTCCATGAACTTCTCGAAGAAGTCCCGGAGCAGTGCTCTCACTGGTTCATTGCGAACCTGCTTGCCATACGGCGCTTCTGTTGCGTCATGAATCGGCTGGTAGTCCACGGCGAAGGCTATTCCTTCCCCTTGGTTCCATGCGAAAGCAATCGTGCCGATTCCAGACTTGTGGTGCTTGAGGTCGAACGCTTCAATGTCCACCGTCAACGGACAGTTCATCGCAAGCAGCTTATCCAGTGCTGCGGCAATTGCCTCAACACTTTGCGGATACTCTGCGTGCTTGATGATGTCCGACCCCGGGTCCATATAGCAACCCGAGCGGTGGTTCTGAAGAGCATTCATCGAAAGAGCTATCTTCGCCTTCACCTTCGGAGGATCATAGAAGATCGCCCGATAGTTCGGAACGTAGATTATCTTGACCCCATCGATGATGGAGTCGGTGACATAGCCCAGGTTTGCATCCGCCTTTCCTACCTTGGCAAGCACCTTGTAGTAACCGGAATCGGCACACACAATGTACTCAGCCTTGGCGTCCAGGATGGCCGGATACAGTTCCTCTTCGATGTATTCCTTGATCTCCCTCACAGGAGTTGCTTTCTTGCCCGGAGAGTTGTGCAGGTCGAGGACCAACACTTTCTCTTTATCAATCCCAAAGGGTTCGATGTAGGCTTGTTCCAACTCCTGCTTGAAGATGGCAGGAACCAAGAAGACCAATGGGTAATGGCCGTCTTGATTGTAGATGAGATAGCGCATGCTTCCTCCTAGAACAGCAGACGGGTGGCAGCATAGGTGTCCATCAAGGGTTTCACCTTGGCGAACTGTCGCTGCGCCCGTTCATCTCCTTCCAGCGTATACGCCACAGGACGAGTCCTGGGCAACGCATTCAGGGTATCCGAGAGCATCACCATGGAATCAGGCAATGCATCCCGGAGGTCTTGCTCCGTCTGACACTTACCGACGAGTCGGTGTGTCATCTGGTTGATCATGTGAACGTCCATGATGAGAGCAGCAACGTCCTTGAGGTATTCCATCATCTGGTCCCACAAGTCCTCGTGCAACACACGGCGTTCACCGTGCATGGGAGCCTTCGATGCGTTCGCACGCATGTAAAACTCCCCGTTGAACATGAACCCTGCGGAGGGTGGTGTGTTGTTCAGCCGGTCATTGGCTGACACCAGTTCCTCCAGAGCCTTATCCATTCGACGGCTGTCGCCCTCGAACAGCAATTGGACGATGCCCATTGCATTGGTCAGGTTGTTCAGGATACTTCCCTTCAGTTGCATGTCTGCTCCTTAATGAACTATCTGCCCGTACTTCGGAGCCAGATTGCCGTACATCACAACACGGTTGCGAGCACGGGAAACGGCCACGTAGAACAGGCGGGCTGCAACGGTTGGGTTGTTGCAGGTGGACAGGTCACCGAGATCGATGAACACCGTATCGTAGGAAGAGCCTTGGCCCTTGTGTACCGTGCAGGCATCCTTGGCTCGCAGGTCAGGGAAACCATCCTTCAGATAGAAGTAGCGTTCCCAGTTCTTCTGCTTCGCGTAATACTTGCACAGTGCCGTGTAGTGATCACGGTCGATGGGCAGCAGCACATCGTGCATGACGCCACCGTAACCGGTGTCCAGGCCGACACGACGGCATTCCAGGGTCACGTCTACGTCGATGCGAACGTTGTCCAGAATGGACGACTTCTCGATGATGGTGACTTCTTGCTCGTTGGACAGACGATCTTGCCCACGTTGGAACCCTTGGTTCACGACCAGTTCTTCACCGATATCGAACTCTCCTCGATAGCCTTGCTGCTCACGGATGTGATCCGTATACAGCAGCACTTGGCGATTGCTGTAGGCAAGCACACGGTTCTTGTTGGGACCATTGAAGTGAGTCCGCAGCAGTTCTTCCATCTGCTCACCATCGACGTGATCGATGATGCCGGGGTAGCACTGGATGTTGCCGAAGTCACGCTTGCCTTCCACGATGTCTCGGTACATCTGGTTCAGTGCCAGCAGTTCCGGCTTGTCCGTTCGCATGGGCGTCAGGAGCTTGAACATCGGCAGGTTGTTGGTGTAGATCGGCGACAGTTCTTCCTTAATCGGAGGCAACTGACAGTGATCACCAACGTAGACGATCTTGGACTTGGACTGGCCTTCCAGAATGTACGAGCGGAGCTTCGTATCGATCATGGAGGCTTCATCCACGAAGACGATCTGTCGCTCCTTCACGTCCCAGTTACGGGACTTGATCAGATCGGTTTCACCGGTCTGGAAGTTGTTGCGGATCGTCAGCCCCAGGTGGGACTGGATAGTGCTGGTTGGGCGGTTCGTGGCTTGAGCCAGAACCTCAGCAGCCTTGTTCGTGGTGGCCGTCATGACCACCGTGTCGAATTCAGACTTGACCCCCATCAGCTTGCAGGCTTCCTCATACTGTGGCATCACCTCGTCAATGATGTGTGCCATCAGAAAGGTTTTGCCCACACCACCAGGGCCGCTGATGTTCATCTCCTTGATGTTGGGGTCGAAGAGGGACTTGAAGAATCCCTCTGCTGCCGCCTGTTGGTCTGCATTCAGCGGCTTGGTAGTTGTGGACTTATCCATCTCTTGGTTCCAGGAATGACAAAGCCTCCCCGAAGGGAGGCTCTGTTGGTTGGCTTACTGCGGGATGTACTTCGTCAGGTCCGGCTTGAAGTAGTCCGGGCCTTTCAGAATCTTCTGGCTGACCGGATCACGGACGGGCTTGCCGTCCACGAACTTCGACCAGTTCGAGGCATTGACTTCAGCCATCGCCCCGGGTACATCCACCCCGAAGAAAGTTCCGACGCCGGTCGCCGTAACGATCTGATCGCACAGGCTGTCCAGGAACATCGGAATGTTGCTCGGGTGGACGCCGATGGCCGTGGCATCACGCTTCAGCAGGGCTTGCAGATTATCCAGGGCATTGTTCGCCGCTTCCAGGATCGCTGCCGCTTCCGGAGTCCGGGGCGTCAGTTCCATCAGCATCTCCCGCACTTCCTCGAAGTGAACCCCCATCTGCGTGGACTGGTTCTGGGCGGAAGGTGTGGGCGAGGCTTGGCGGAACCACTCCGCCGTATTTTGCAAGGTGTCGCTCATATGCGGTCCTTTGGTTATCGAATCGTGCGTCATACGCTGCTTTCAGCAGGTCACGGACGTACTCACGAATCTGATAGGTTGGGCCGAGTTGGTCGGCCAGCCATTCAGCCACATCCTCGGGTAGCGGCGTCAGCACGTTTTCCATGAAGGTGCGACGTGTGTCTGCCGGGTAAACCCCAAGGTTCTGCAAACGCAGGGTGACTGTGGTGGGGTGTATCCCCAAAGTTTTGGCAATAGTGCCAAGGGACATCCCCACGTAGTTCATACGCAGGATGTCCGTGTCCGAAGCTTTCCGGTTCGGGCGGTTGACGTTGGCCATGAGGGTATCTCCGTAAAAGATACCTCTATTCTACAGAGTTACCCCCATGGAACCAATCAGGGCAGCTTGGGGCTGACCACCTTCGTCAACTCCGTGCCGGTGTCTTCCGGCAGGCCCAGGACGGCCCAACCCTTCTTGGCCTTCTTCTTGAAGTCCAGCAGAGCCTGGGCAGCGTCCTTTTCCGCTTGCTTGGTCTTGGCATCGGTGAATGCCTTGAACAGTTCAGCAGCTTGGGCTACTTGACCACCCTTTTTGAGAGTGTCCGCCTTCTTCAGCACATCCTTGACGGCCACGGGTGCCGCTGCGGCTTGCGTAGTGGGCCGCTGTGCCGTTTTCTTGACGTTGGGGTTGTCGAGGGACGTGGCCAGACGTTTCGGAGCCTTGGAGGGCTTCTCCGGGACCGGAGCGTTTTCCGGCTGGATATCGGGGACGGATGCCGTCTTGTCCACGTCTTCGATGACGATGCCGCCACCGCGTTCAGCCGTGATCCGCACCTTGTTGGTCACCGGGATGTGGCGACCTTCCATGATGCGGCCCAGCAGCAGTTGGCCTTCCTTGTCGTCGGTGAACGACTTGTCGGCCAGGAGCTTCTGGTACTGGTCCCTGCTGAGTTCGGCCACGATGTGGTAGGCACACACCCGCATCTTGTTGTGGCTGTACTCGGGGACGGCGATCACGTCTTCCGGGCGGATTAGCACCACGACGCACACGTCACCACGGAATCCGCTCAGGTACGAGCGGCTGGCGATGTGCAGGCCGTTGGAGCAGTCGTTGCGGCGATCCGGGTCCACCAGGGACTCGTCCATGTAGACGAGGGAACCCAGGCGTTGCGGAACGTTGCCCGAGTGGATGTCAGCCCACTTGAAGCGTTCGTCGTAGCGGTTGCCGAACGAACGGGTCTTCAGTGCCTTGAAGGCAACGATATCCCCGTTGTCGTTGACCGGCAGGTCGCCCAGACGCATGAACTTCATGAGGTCTTCCACCGAGTGATGGCGCTTCTTGGCGACAGCAGCGATGCGCTCCATCAGACGTTGAACGCCGATGGTGCTGTTGGACTTCACGGCGTGCTTGATCTGGGGAGCCAGGGCCTCCACGTTCGGGATCAGCGTGTCACCGACGACGGCGACCACGGTATCACCCGTGGTGTCATCGGCTTCAGCACCGGCCGGGACCTTGAAGTCCGGCGACGACGAGGGAATGGCGTTGGCCATGACTTCTTCGATGGCGGCTTGTTCCTTGGAGGGAATGACGCCACCCTGGCACGGAGCCAGGATTTCCACCTTGGGCTGTTCGTCTTGCACCGGAGTGGTCGGGGTGTCCTTGGCTCCGAAGAACTTGCGGACAGCCGAACGGGCCACACGGAAGAAGCGGACGACGCCACCGGACTTCTTCTCGGCTTCACCGAAATAGTTGCCGTTCTCTTCTTCCGAGATGACCGGCGTGGGAGTGGGAGTGTGGTGCTCGCCCAGGTTCACTTCCACCGTCTGTTGAGCAGCCATGAACGGCTGAATCTTTTCGAGGATGGGAGCGACACGGGGATCACCCTGCTTGATGACCACGGACTCACCGGTCGGCGAGTACAGGGTCAGTTCGCGTTGGTCCAGGACGAACGCGCAGACCACGATGGTCAGGGGAGTGGATTGCTGCATGGTGTTTCCTTAGCCAATGGCGTTGATGATGAAGTTTCGGATGTAGTCCTTCTTCTCGTCGGACGTATCCTTGCTTCGCAGGAGATTGCCAGCATTGCTGGTGTTGAGTAGCTCGACTTGCACATTACCCACAAGTTTCTGAGCCAATGAAACCAGATGGGGGGCCGGTGGAATAGCGGCCAACACCTCAGCCAGCTTCTTCCATTCCTGAGCACGCTTCTGATTACCGGGTTGGTGACGGAAACGTCCCCAGGGATCGGCAACAGCCTCGCTGATACTCTCGTAGAGTGCCAGCAGCAGTTCATCTCTCTTGGAGAGTTGGTTCTGCATCTTGTAGTGCCCGCACAGAACAGGATCGTCCAGCAGGAAAGACAACATTCCGCCCACACCGAGTTCGTTTGCGGTGAGCCTGCGTACCTTCCCGATGGAGTACATCAGGTGATGACGGATACGCTTGTTGGTCTTCATTTCCTTGAACACTCGGTCCAGGACCCAGGGTTCAATATTTCCAGCACCCAACTTCTCTGCCGCTTCGATCTCCGTCTGTTTCTGGCAGATGGCACCATACTCGCCATACAGCCTTGCGATCAGCCTGGAGTCATGCAGCCGGAAGTCGCCCAGAGTGTGGTCGTATCCATCGCGGGACTTTCCACGAAGAGTGACCTGGAACTTCGGGACTTCGATGCGGATAGCATCCGGGTTGTCACGAGCGAACTCATACGGTTGGTAAGTACCGTGTTCGTTCACCGCAGCAGCCAGACACAGGAAGCCCTTCTTCTTGACACGCTTCGGTGCCTTCGGAGCATTGGGGTCCTTGGCCGGACGTGCCTTGGGTTTGAACGCATCCGCCTCCCACTCATGGATGCTGGTCATGTCGATGACCGAGGCACCAATGGTGGACAGGAAGTCCCTGGCTTCTTGCACACGCTTGGGAGAGCGGGGCAATACCACCACGATGGAACCGAATGCACGGCCCGGAGTGTGGCGGTAGTCCTTGTGGCTCCACATACGGTCCACGATGGTGGTTCGGCTGTGGGTCAGGATCACTCGGTTGAAGAGGAACGGCAGCATGTGGTAGAAGCCAGCCGGACAGAACTGGTTGAACTCCACCAGGACATTCGACAGTTCCGAATAACGATATCGGTAGCTGTTGTGGCTTCCTTGCCCCAGCACGTAGAGTTCGGACATCTTCATGTTGGGGGCGTGCTTCAGCATCTTCTTCACGAACCAACCCAGTACATTCCTGGTGGCCCATTGGCGTTGCATCTTGCTCTGATCACCGTAGCTGGAGGCGAATGCCTTCTCGTAGCTCTTGAGCAGACGATCATTCCATTGGCTCTTGAGCTTTTTCTTCACAACCTCGAAGCGAGTGGACAGGTCCTTCTTACGGAAGCCTGGGATATGACGACCCGGGTAGGTATTGTCAATCGTCAGGTCTGCCAAGTCACCGAGTTCGGTGATGGGGCGTGCCAGCTTGGTGTCGTAGTAGCTCTGCGACGAGATCAGTTCGTAGCCCTTCCGCTTCGGGACGACTTCACCGAATTCCAGCAGGTCATTGACGTTCGCTTCACCGGCAGCACGAATGCGAGCCAAGGCCCGTTCTTCCACCAGTGTTTGGCCGTCTTGGTTCAGTTCGTCCACGAATACCTGCAATAGCTTGCTCAAGGTATCGACGGTCATGTCGATCATGGACAGTTCTTCTCGGCTCGGGGTGGGAGCCAAGGAGTCCGGGGGAGCCTGGAAGATCATGGCGTACCCGGTATTGCAGGTGGGCAGGTTCTTCATGAACTGGCTGATCACGCGCATCTGCTTCTGGTATGCAGCGTGCTCGGTGATGGGGTACGTCACGTTGCCATAACGGACCATCAGCAACGGACGGTTCAAGTTGCTTTCCCGGTGGTTGACTACCACCCAGTTGCTGACCATCTTTTCGTACTCGATGGTCTCCACCAGCTTCCCGTTGAGGATGCAGGGGATGCCACCGTAGTACAGCACGTTGCGCAGCTTCTTCATGATCTCGCCGGAGTCTGCCCAGCTCTTCATGCGAATCTTGACCGTGATGCCGGTTTCCGTCGTAGGCAAATTGGCCACGATGGGTTTGATGCTCGGCTTGCCTGCCTTCTCGGCAGACGATTTGGTCATCTGGTAGACGGCTTTCTTACCTTCGTGGCAGGAGATGACCTCGAAGGTGTCCGTGTAAGACCAGGGCGACTTGCAGCCCAGGCCGAAGCCACCGGTCTGCTTGCCGTCGTTCTTCTTGGTACTGGCTCCATACACGCCATAGATCGGGCCGATCATGTCATGAGCGATGCCGGGTCCGAAGTCCTTGATGATCAGTTCTTCGTTGTTGAGCGTGATCTCGATGGGATCGGTCTTTCCGACCATGATGTGAGCATCAAGAGCATTGCACACCGTCTCGCGGACCATGGCGAGTTGCTGGTCTTTGTAAAGAGACGCGGACAGCATGTGCATGAAGTGTGCATCACCAGTGATGCCACATTCGATAGCTTCCAGTCCACCCATGGCGACGTGGGTGATGTTGGAATTCTCGTGAGTTACCTGCATTTGAATTCTCCATGAGTGGATAAAAAGAAAAGAGGGCGGATGCCCTCTCCAAACAACCCGATTTAACCGGGAACGTTTTCGCCAGACAGCATCTTGCGATACTGAATCCAGCCCTTCAGGTTGCCGTGCAGTTGCGGTGACATCCAGTCGTATTCGCCGCTGTCTAGTTGCATTCGGCTATCCGGGGATGCCTGATGTTCCGTCGGACTGGCGTGCAGGGGACTGCTGCCAACCAACTTATCGAACAGTGCCAGGTCCTCTTCGATGGTGCTGGGGCGCCCCTCGAAGTTGTTGTAGCTGACACGAGCACAACGAGCCACGCTGATCTGCTTCAGCAGGGTGAGTACTTCAGACGGACGGGGTTCGTCACGGGTGATGCGTCCATGTTTCAGGTGGTTGTGGACTTCCACCGTGGTCTTCGGAGTGACATACGGCAGATGCCACATGCCCGGATGCAGCAGAGTGGGCGTAGCCGCTTCACGAGCGATACGCATCTGCTTGGCCAGTTCCTGGATTTCAGGCTGGGCATCGGGATGCAGTCGCAGGTGGAAGAAGTTGTTCCACTCGGTGGCTGTAGCGATGACACGCATGGCAACGAAGGGTTCCAGCACACGGTTGGCCACCTGTTTGTGAAGACCGGCTTCCAGCATGCCTTCGGCTGCGTCGGCTGCTTGGCCTGCGGCCCACAGCCACCGCGCCTCGGCTTCTTCACGACCACGGGCCGTGAGTTCCTGGCCTGCTTGCATTCCCTTTTGGTTCTGCCCCCAGTGCAGCGGCATCATCGGACTGGTGCGAACCTGTTCCAGCAGCTTGGCCGTGGGAATGGCACGACTGCTGGCGGAGTTCTTCGACACCATGCGATGGGTCATGAATTCCGAATGGATGTAGCGGTGGTAGACCAACTCGAAAGTGGTCAATCGGATGCCTTGGGGACTGATGCTGTCAGCGATGACAGTTGCCTTGATCTGGCTCATAGGTGTTCCTTGTAGGGTTCCAGCGTTTGCATGGTGAGGGTAGTGCCTCCGACCTGCATGCCGACGATGCTGATGATCTCTCGGTGTTCCTTTCGTGTGACCAGAACATGCATGTCGTCAATCATGACGAGGGCAGAGCGAATACAGTTTCGCTCATCACCACTGAAACCAACTCGGTGCTTCTTGATCATTCGATCACCGACATGCCACAAGGCACCCAGTGCCTTCAGGATATGCGGGCGAACCACCTCGCCTTGATCTACGTGTTGGCACATTCCCAGTCCACAAAGGACACGGAACACCAGAGTGAGGAATGCTTCGATATCCCCATCGCCTCGTGCGATTGCATCCATGAATGCGAATGGAACCAAACGAAGTTCGTCTTCCATGGCTTTGGAACCACGGAACATGATCGGTAGTTTCACCGGCTTCTTGGGCCGGGGACGAAAGAAGGGAGTACGCATTACTGCTCCTGTGGTGGGCAACGCACGCATGTGGTGCTGTCGCCTTTAAATTGCCGGAGACTCCGTGAACGCTTACAGCACACACACTTCCGGGTTGTCCAGTTGTACGGGATCAGCGTATTGGTACGCTCCCGTATCTCCTGGAGTCTGGTGGGATGACTGGAGTGGAAGTCATGGTCGTGATTACCACTCCAGGGGTCTTGTCTTCGGGTCATTACTGACCCTTCAGGGAATCTTCTTCCCAGCGGCTGACCAATTGCTTCGCTTGGTTCCCTTCGGTGAGTTGCTTATCCAGCCACTCGATCAAGGAACAATTGCGCTTCCAGCCGTGCTTGGCAGCCATTTCCCGCATACGGCCAAGCGTGTTGCTGGCTGCTTGCCCAGCAGGCATGGGCATGAGAAAACGATGACGCATTACCATCTCCTTTTTCCAAAGAACCAAGGGAAGCCTTTCTTGGCAGGAGGCTTAGGTTCGGGTAGTTGCTGCTGTTGGGGTTCGATAGTTGCTTGCTTGGGCGGCTCAAACAGCTTGGCTATCTGGTCTGCTTGTTCGTACCAGCCGCCATCCTGGACGGAATCCAAGAAGACGTTATTAAACAACTTACCACTCATCCTCTGCTCTGCTTCTCTGAGCATTTCCAGGCGTCTGCGATTGGATTCTTCTCGCTCGGCGGCTGCAATCTGACCCTGTAGCTTGATGATGTCAGGCATCCACAATGCTTCAACAGCACGCAGGATTTTTATCCCGTGGTGGGATAGCCCCTCTGCGTGGGATGCTTGTTGATATTCCTTACCGAACTGGGGCGTACCATACAAGTCCAGCAAGCGTTCAAGTCGATCTTTCTGGTGGATGCGCCCCATCCCTATCATCGACTTAGTGATGTGCGCGTTGGAAGCAGCATCCATGGCCATGATTCTCGCCTCTAGGTCGTAATAATCCTTAGCCATGGATGGCTCCTTAACGGTTGAATTGCTTGTTCACGACTTCAGCGAACTTCTCGGCAGTCATGGCACCGGACACACGGCCAACTACTTGACCATGGACGAAGAACAGCACCGAGGGCAAGCCACGGACACCATACTTCACTGCGAGATCACGCTCCTTGTCGGCGTCGATGATGCCGAAGATCGTGGGCTTGTTGATGTGGGCTTCTGCCACTTCATGGAAGGCCGGTGCGAATTGCTTACACGGACCACACCATTCAGCGGTAAAGCGAATGACCACCTCCGCATGTTCTTGCAGGATGGTATCGAGGGCTTCTTGGTTCAGTTCTTGGTACATGATGATGTGAAATAGAAAAAGCCAGAGCAAAGGCTGCTCTGGCTTCTTGTTGTTGAACTTGCCGGGTTTCCACCGGACTGCCCACCTGGATTTCTCAGTGGTCTACCTCTCAAGCCGAAGCTTCGAGCGAATTCTGTTTGGTGTGGCCTGAAGGGTTTTCACCTCCGTTGCTTGTAAAGCCACCGGTCTCCCCGGCTACAGAACACACGGCTGATCAGACCGATACACTGTATGTGACCACATTGATTGATTCGGGCATTGTAGGCGGGGGTTGAACCCGCACGAGCACCTCGCGGCTACGCTCTGAGTCTTTGAACAGACTCTATGTCTACCCTTCCATCACTACGCCCCAGGAGCTGTCGCGTACAGCCCTGTCCGAACCAGAAGCCGTCGCTTCTGGATCAAAACTGTGTTGGCCCCTCGGAGTGGACTCGAACCACTGACCGCACCATCACCTTTCGGTGCTTGATGTGCTCTAAACCAACTGAGCTACCTTGGGGATAATTTGCGAGGGGGCAAGGATTAAGCCAAGCGCCCCTCTACGATTTTCAACAGAGATTCGTAACTCCGGAGCAAGGCTCGGTCTGCACACTGTCAGCGAGAACGTAGAAGCCCCCCATAGAGCCAGGGTTCCAATACGTGCATCCTTTCAATGCGCAGACCGGGCCTTGCGGCCTCGGGTTGATTTTTTCTGCTTCCGCACCGTACAGTCAACACTAACGGTCCTACGCCCTACACAGATGCTTTTGAGTGCTTTTCCAGATTTGCCTACGCTATGGTTTCCCGTAGCGGGGTGACTTGAACACCCAACAGTCGGCATTATTTCTGCCGGCTGATTTACTCAAAGTTCTCCTTCAGGTTACTGAAGTGTTTCCCAGCAGAGGCTTTCGCGTACTGGCCCTAACAACAAGGGGGCTGATTTATGTTTCCGACCACGGAACTTCTGGGAATCGAACCCATCCAGATTGGCATAGGGAGCTACCCTGTCTGCCGCCCTTTGATCTGCACTCTACTAGCGTGACCGACCCTACTCGATGTCGCGGCAGTGCTCCTTACGGTGCAGTCCTTGACAAGAATTACGTATCACTAAAGCGCAGACTCAAGAGTCTGAAAGCACGAAGCCCAGGGATTTGCCCTGGGCTTCCGGCGTCTATGTATGGTTTCTCACGTTTGAACGTACCTAACCATAATCATCTTGTTCCGGTCGTCTGACCAGCATGAGGCGATGAATATGGAAGGCGGCATGTCGAACCATATGCATTTCGGTACGCAGAGCTTCCGTGACCGGGGCAACCAGCCGTAGGAAGGCAAAGCGGAACAGCTTGAACAAACCGAAGAACATGCCATTTCTCCTTCAGGGGTGTCTCAACCCCAAGAAAGACTTCACAATAGCCTAACTTTCGTTCAAGAGCAACATGACGGTGAACCGCCGCAGTAGTAGACCTGACGGCCATCCCTGCCGAAGTTCACCAAACCAGTTGCTCCACAACCAGGACAACGCTCTAGCCGTCGATAGTGGCCGGATTCCTCATCGAACCCAACATCGTCGCCCACCTCCACACAAGGTTTGCAGACGTATTCGTATCGGGGATCGAAGAGGAACCAGACGTTGGTTTCCCAACAGACCTCACACAACAGTTCAGGCCGCATCCTTGGCAGGTGTGGGCTTGTCCTCTTGGTTCTGGTATCGGCCCGTGTAGCTGGACCGTTCATGCAGATCGGAGAACAGCACCTGAGCAATGCCGGAACCAGGAGGAATGTACAGACCTCCCTCGCCATGGTAGACGAGTTCCAGCGTCAGGAAACCTTTCCAGCCTGGCTCGATGACCGTGTTGAAGACCGACAGGCCACGACGCGCCCAGGAGGACTTGTCATGCACCACACCGACCAGATTGGTCGGCATGTCGAATTCTTCGATAGCCGAAGCCAGGACGAAACGTCCCGTGAAGTGCTCACGGGTTCCGTCCGGGTTCTGGATGTGGCCGCCGCCCAGCTTGTGAAAGACGACGCCCTGTTTGATGCGGATGTCATAGCCCGCTTCACCCAGGCCAAAGGTGGTGCCACCCCTGGCAATTTTGTCTCCCTGCATGTCCTTGATCGGAGCCAAGGAAAGCAGGGGTTGTCCGTTGATGATCACGACGTTTGTCCTCCATTGGGAATCAGAATGACCTCCCCGAAGGAGGGCTTATGAGAGGAACGACCCCCCAAGACAACCCAGATCACAGGGATATCGAAGGGGAGCTTCTCCATTGGAGCCACTTCCATATCCGAGAAGATGATCGCAGCCGTGGGACGATTCTTGATGATGTGCTCACGCACAGGACGCAGGCACGTACCACCACCACCCTTGATGGTGACTTCATCCAGACGCTGGCCTTCGAGGATTTCTTCCTCATGGCTAATGCGTGTATCGAACTGGATCAGGCTCATCTTCTGGGGTTGGTAATGATCCCAGACGTGCTTCACTTCGGAGTTGAAGCGGAGCAGGTCTTTCTGCGTGATCGACCCGGACACGTCCAGGTAGTACGCCAGATGTTCCAGCTTGCCATCATCCAGATAGCGATGGGGCAAGTAGATATCATCGAAACGACGATTGGGACGGGACCACGAGTAGTCCTCTTCCTGCAAGTCGTTGAAGAAACGCTGGAGCACTTGTTGCCAAGGCACGACGGGCTTCAGGAATTGGGTGATGAGTGTTTCCGTATCACCGGGCATGCTGCCAGGATTGGACATCTTGGCTTGGTGCATGGCCTGAACGACGGTGTTGATGACTTCTTCCTTCTGGGAATCGGTCATGCCGCCTTCTTCTTCCTTCATGTCACCGCCACCCCCAGGATCGCCGAATGCCCCCGAAGGGGGCGGACTCGGCGGAGACTGGGGGTTATAGATGGCATCGTAGATTTCCTCTTCGGTCATGCCATCGTACTGACGATTCTTCCAACAGTTCTGGAGATCACGGAAGTCAGAGCCTTCCTTCTCCAGCATGTTGTTGATCCAGATATCGCAGGCGTAGTTCCACCAGAGGGGATCACGAGCACCCATACGCAGCATGTGCATGCGGGCTACGTGCCAGAGTTCGTGCAGCAGCACGATGGCACGAGACGGGGGTGTCAGAGACATGAACCAATCGGGGTTCCATTTTAGGTCAATCCCGTTGGTGCTTGCCGTGGCTTCGTTTTCATCCCAGTGAAACCGCAGACTGACCACGATCGGTCCCAGGAATGCCGAGTTGGAATTCAGAAATGCACGAGCTTTCACCCGGTCCATTTCTCGGGTCAGATCGACTGCCATGTGGGGTCCTCTATTTTCAGTTGATGAATCGCCTTCTCTTTGGCCACTTCAGCATTGCGAAGTCGGCTACTGAGTATCGCAGCTTGGCGCTCTTTTCTGTGGATGAATGAGTCCAAGGCTTCTGCCTTGGTAGGGTGTGCGAATTGCTTTCGTGTTCCTCGCAGAACGAATCGTTCATTGCCGAAGCAATGAGTCAACCACACCCCTTTCGGGGTGTAGCGCAGGACACGGAACTGGAAACACTGGAGGACTACCTTGGAGCCTGTCTGACGGTATTCACCGTCAAGATCATATCCACCGACAGATTCCACTCTGTCCTCATAGCGATACCAGATTCCGTTTTCCATGGTTCATTCCTCTGCGAGTTCCACCCAGAGCAGTCCCTTCTTGGACTTCTTGGGCTTGAAGTGCTCGATGGCACGTTGCTTGGCTTCCGCCAAGGAGCAGGCGTACAGACCGACCTGCTTGCCGTCGAATCCGGCAATGTAAGGACGGTCGTTGTAGCCCGGCTTGTTGATGATGGTAGGTTCAGCCATGATCAGGGAGCAGTCAGATACTGCGTGATGTTGATGCAGGCTTCCGCGAAACGCGGATGCTTGCGCAGGGCCGGTTGCTGTGCCATCAGCGCCCGGGTGTACACGACACGGTAGCCCATATCGAATCGCTCGATATAGGTCATGATGGCGTCGTAGTTGGCCTCGTTGGTTCCTTCGACCATGGCCATGACGATAGCCCAGCGGGTGGGATTGTCCTCGGGAACCTTGGCCGAATCGGGATTGCGGACCACATCGGCGACCGTGATCATGGTGTCGAAGACCTTCGTGAACTGCACGAAGCTGTTGCCTTCTTCAGCCGAGATGGTGCCGCTGATGAACAGACGATCCGCAGCATCCAGAGGACCCGGACGGGTCTTGAGATACTTGTTCACCATGTCCCAGGTACGCGGGCAGCAGAAGGTACGATCCTTGTGTTCGGGATCGAAGTCCGACAGCTTGGTCGGGTACGTCTGGAGGTAGGCGACGACACGGCTGTCCCACTTCTGGGGCAGGGCCACGTCTTCCAGCCAGACCTTCTGGTTGACTTCCATGGTGGCGTGAACCACGCGGGATTGCAGAGCAGTCCCCATGTTGTTGACGATGGCCCGGTCGGTCATCAGGTTGCCAGCGCCCACGATGGCGACACGTTCATGCAGGTTCTTCTGGCCGACTTGGCGATCCAGGATCAGCTTGTAGGCGGCGGCCATGACGCTCTTGCTGGCCGAGTTGAGTTCGTCCAGGAACAGGAGCCAACCGTCGTAACGGATGATCTGGTCTTCTTCGCCTTCCTTCTTGATGATCTGCTTGATCGGCAGTTCGTCGCCTTCCAGCGGGAACAGGTCAGCGAAGGGAGCGAATTCGGCACGTCCGTCGGCACGACGGAACGGCAAGCCCGTCAGGTCTTCCGGTGCCGACGTGGACAGGCGGTGATCGATGAGCTTGAGGTTGTATTGTTCGGCCACGCTCTTGACGAGAGCGGACTTGCCCATGCCGGGGCTGGAAGTGATCATCAGCACGAGGTTGGACAGAACCGCACGCTCGATCATGGAACGCACCTGACGCGAGTTGGCGAGAGCGAAAGACATTGCTTGTTTTCCTTGGTTCAGAAACGGCGGTTGCCGTGGTAATAGGGAAGTTCTGCTTTCTGGTCCTTGCCCTTGTAGGAGTAGCCCCACATATCAGTGTCAGGACCAGCAGAGATGTTCACGGGCTTATGGCCGGTCATCAATTCGACGGCCCTGAATGCTTCGTCGGACTTCATGCCCTTCCTCCGCAGTTCACGGTAGGCACGTTGATCCAACGGGTCCTCGAATTGACGCGACATATCAGCCTCGCTTGGTAGCTTGTTGGTAGTGAACGAGTTCAGCACCGATGGCGTTGGCCAGGTACTGAGCTATCTGCACCACGACTTTGGCTTGCTTCAGAGCAGCTTCGGAGGTGGCACCGGAACGAGTGAGCTTGCCCAGTTGGTTCAGGGCAGCTTGCAGTTCGATTTGGAGAGCAGCGGAGTTCATTTCTTCTTCGCCTTCTGGCAGCTTTCGATCCAAGCGATGGCAGCTTCCGTCGTCTTGAATTCCTTGTGGTATTGCACGCCCTTCTTGCGAAGAACGCTCGTGGTGCCGCTTCCGATGCGGCGGAAGTGCAGCGAGTCGGCGAACCGTTCCACCACTTCCACCAGTTCGATGTTGCCGCCCTTGGAAGCGATGATCGTGGTCGGTCCATCCAGTTGGGCCTTTTCATTGACCTTCGTGGAACCACGCCAGGAACGCACCTGGAACTTGCAGGGCAGACCACCTTTTTCCCAGAGCCATTGGGCACCATCCCAATAGGTACGAATCGGGGACGGCATGAAACCATCCTTGCGGTGCGGGTCCCAGGTGGTACTGTCGTAAAAGCCACGATGGACCGGTTTTTGATTCATCGTGGGTGGATGCCACGGACCAGTATTCAATGCAGCTTCTTGCATTCTTCAGACTCCCAGTTCAGGGCAAAGACCCAAGAGGTCCAGCCAGTGCCGTCGGTATAGACGACGATGGAGCAACCAACCTCTTCAGAAGTGAAGCGATGGCTGCGGTGGTTGTAGCCAAGGTAGTGGTGACGGAAAGTTCCCACATCACTTGGTTCGATGATGAATGCCTGTTTGGTGACGGTACGATCACGCCCCCAGGCATTGGGTAAGGTCTCTTTGACCGGTTCTCCATAAGGACGCATCTATCCATCCATGAGTGTGGTGACCCCAACATCGTCAACGATGAGGGACATACGGTTGATGGTTACCAGCTTGGGATCGGTAGTATGAATACCAAACCAACACAACTCCCATTGACCATCGAAATAGCACTTCCACATCTTCCCGTGATAGGCACCACTGGGGTTAGAAGAGGAATACTCCTTCAACATATTGAAGGCATGACGTGGGACAATGACAGCCTCTTCAGTGAAGAAGAGTTGGTTGTGTGAGGGCTGGTCCCAATACACACTGAGTGGGTCATCCATCAGAGGAATAGGGCAGTCCATGGCTATTTCTTTGCACCCCAATCAGGTTGGCATGTGCAGGGGCGCACCGCCTCGCTGGCCTGGGGCGCGGCATCTGACGCAACAAACGCGCCATCAAGAAATGCTTCCGTCAGCTTTGCAGCAACCCGCAAGCAAGAATCCTTCGTTCCGGTGTAAAGCGACCGACTTCCATCGCCCGCGACGACCTTGTAGCTGAACTTGCCATCAGGGACCGGCCGATACCGATTCACGGCCATCTGCTCGATACGCTCCTGCACCTCCCCGGCTACAGGGGCGCTTGCAAGCTCACGTTTCAGACGCCCGATCATGGCATCAAGTTGCTTGGTCTGGTCCCGGAGCAGGGTGTTTTCCGCCACCATCCCGGACGGGTCGGCGTTCGCCACCAGATCGTGAATGTAGGCACGCACCCGTTCAGGTAAAGCGTTGATGTTGGCAGGGGTGGGCGTCCAGTCATCAGCTACCGGGGCGCTTGCCAGGGGCATAGACCGCAGCATCGCGGCGCGGCACGCGTTCCAGCCTACCGCCTCGTGGTAGGTGGCCATCATCAGATCAGGCAGCGGCTTTTCGGGCGGGATTGCGGCTACAGGGGTGCTCGCCAGGGCGGCGCGGGCACGCCTGCCACCGTCTTTGTCCAGCGCTTGGCGCGCGGCATCGCCGTCTGCGCCAAACTTTCGGCAGCCAGCGACCTGCTCCGCGTACCAGGCCAGGGCCGCCCGCTCATCGCCCGCCTGCACGCCCTCCGCGCGCAGCTTGGACAGCACGGCTTGCTCGATGGCGCGGCCAAGCGAGAGGCCGTAGCCGGTCTTGAATGCCCCGTGCGATTGGTGCGCGTCGGTTATGATGGCGCGGACTTCGTCATCCGTCAGCACGGGCTGGGCGGCGTTGTTCTCAGTCATGGCTTTCCTCGCTGTAGATGCCGTTTTTGAGTTCAGGATTACCCATGTGTTGGTTCTCCAGTCGCTCGTACTCGGTAATGGGTTCTTCCATCTGACGAGCGGGGCGAACATCAGCCACCATGGTGTATCCGCCCATACGCAAAGGTTTGGTGGGAACCAAGTCAACACGACACACAACACCAGCTTGCTGTGCCGTTTGGATCAAGCGGCACAGTTCCTGATGGATGTAGTCCAAAACCCATTGATCGGGTTGCTTCATGATTTACTCCGTGCAGCACGACGCCGCTGGTTGGTCAGGTGTGTCACCAACTCCAAGTGCTGTGGATTGCAGCAGAGTCGTTGGTTGCACAGGTGATCGACTTGTTTGTTGCCAGGGATGTACCCGAAGTAGTGGGTGAAGACTACGAGGTGGACGGCCACAGTGTGGCCGTTCAGACTCATCCGGCCGTAACCGCCACCTCGACCGTTACCCGAGGTCGGCCCTTGCCACAAGTGACAGGGACTCGGTTTCATCCCAATCACAAAGCCCTTGTCTACGATGTCACAGCGGGCTTCGATCTTTTCGATGATGGCGTTACGCCGGTTCTTTTCCATTACCGCATGTACTCCAGGAGGCTGCCACGCATGTTCTGAGCCATGGCCCAGACGTTACGCAGGGACATGTCCTTGTAGGCGGCGTTGGGGATGAATTCCGGCCACATGACACGGCCTTCGTTCTTTTCGAGAAAGCGCCACGCTTGCCAGACGGACACATCACCTTGACGCATGACGTAGAACTGCTCGAAGGCCAGTTTGGTGGCGTCATCGACTTTCTTGTTCCAGGCCAGAGCTTTTTCGTGCAGGTCATCGATCTGCTCTTGGCCGTACTTGGCCTCGAAGGCAGGCGATGCACCAGTGTCACGCTTGCTGGGTTGGTTCTGGGACATCTGCGTAGCACGCAGGTTGCCACGCAGAGCTTCTTCCAGGGTCACACCCAGGGTGCAGGCCGGGCAGCCGCATTCCTCGTTGATCGGGGGCAGATTGCTGCCATCGATCTTGATGACGGGGACGCCGAAGAGGGTTTCCAGCATGGCCATGATGGCGTCTTCTCCACGTTTGGCCGAAGGTTCTTCTTCTTGGTTCAGGGGGAGTTCCTGTTGGGGATTCTCTTCCACCTCGAACGCACGGAAGCCCATGGCGCGGAGACTGAACACCGCTTCCGTGTTGGCCAGGGCCGCAGCCACGAAGGCGACGAACTGGGATTCGGTGAACACCACTTGCAGGTAGTCACCATACTTCGCATCCTTGGAGACCAGACCGAGGTCAACCAGGATGTTGCGATACAGGCGTTGCTTGTTGTACGACAGGTTCAGGGAGACGTTTTTCATCTTGGTTCCTTGGTTCAGGGTTTGATGCGGAGACGGCACTTGTGATAGCCATCGACTTCAACCGAGACGCCCATCATTTCGATGATGCTCTTCACGGTATCCACGATGTAATCACGAGCGTTCTTGGAGTGCTTGGCTCTCGACACATACACCCATTGACCAGGCTTGCTGGTCACTTCAGTGATGTATCGTTGAATGTGCTTGTCGGTTTTCTTGTTGGGTTGCATGGTGAACAGATGCAAAAAAGCCCCTCCGAAGAGGGGCCGTGAAGAGTTTCTACAGGGTGATCTCACCCCACAAAACCTCTGACAACTTACGCCGTAACCGTCACGTCGAAAGTGGCCGTCTTGCCGTTTGCCGTGGTCACCGTGATGGTGGCCGTACCGGCAGCCACACCCGTGACCGTCACACCGGTTGCCAGGGAATCACCGCCCAGAGGACCGTCGTAGACAGCCGTGGCCTTGGTGGGATCGCTGGACGACACCGTGAGGGTCTTGTTGGTGGCCGTGTCCGGATTGTAGAAGATAAGATTCTGCACCGTCGCACCGACAGCTACGGAAACCGTGGGGCTGTCCAGAGAGATGAAGTCAATGACCACTTCTTCAGGCGGAGCCGTATAGCTGATGGACACCGACTGCATGTCCGTGATGTTGTCGGGCCAGAAGCCAGCGATCGAAGGCGTCACACCGGCCTTGACGTGGTACAGGGCTTCCTGGACGTGGTGGTAGATGACGTGATTTTCGGCAGGGCCGAGCGGATCGATGTCATCTTCCGTGGACGGGTGATCGAAAGTGCCGATTTTGGTGTATCCCGATTCCAGGGCCGTACCATCCGGATCGACTTTAACCAACCGTTTGAGCGGGTTGGCGACATTGATGGAAATTTGCATCAGGGGCATGACAAGTACCTCAAAGAAAGGTGTGGATAAGAATACCTATTTTATCCTCAGTATCTATCCGTGTTCTAAAAAAGTTGGCCAACCCTCTTGACAGAGGATTGGCCGTATTTTAGGACAAAGCGTAGTTGGTCTGAAGGATATCGTCGTGCAGGTCTTCCATCTTCTCCACACGGAAGACACGCCCCATGATCTGAGACAGGATCGAAGTCAGCAGGTCGCTGCGTGCGATCTTGGCCAGGATCAGGTTGTACTGCTTACGCAGGTCATTGACATAGGTGGGCAGGCACCGGAAGCAGTCATGCACCGTGAGCACCTTGAAGGGCTTCGGCGGCAGGCTTGCCAACAGTTCCAGCACCACATCCATGTCAACCAGATGCAGGTTGTGCAGGTGCAGGCAGTCGATAATGCGTGCCGACAGGAAGCCTGTGCTCTTGTAGTGACCCCAGAGGGTCTCCACCAGTTGGGAGTCCTTGTCCGTGCAGGGAGCCTGCCCGCAGACCACAGCCCCCATCTTGATGGCGGTGATATGCGAGAGCAGCAGCTTGACCTTGGCATCGCTGTAGTCGCAGCGACGTACCATTTCACGGACCACCATGCCGTCAATGCTATGCACACTGTTGGCAGACAGGCTACGCCCCTTCTCCTTGGTTCCCTGCACTTCACGGAAGGTCTCGTAGGGCTTGTCCAGGAAGTGAACGATCTCGCCCTGCTTGGCCATGACCTTGGTGTGGACGTGGAAGTTGTCCGGCAGAACCCAGTGGTAGGCAGTGGCTTCCGGGTTCCAGATGTCCAGGAAGAACTGGTTCAACTGCCATGCACCAGGAGCCATGGTCCCCATGGTCTGCTCGAACACACGCAGCAGAGCACCTTCACCGAACACCTGCTTGGGGATGGCTTCCGAGCCGTAGAAGGCAGTCATGACCGCCGACTTCACTTCCTTGCGGTCGATCTTGGCTTGGCCACCAGTGGCACTCATCATGCCACCATAGATTTCCATGTAGCCGTCAACACGACGACCCACGTCCACCACGTTGCACAGTTCAGCAGTCTTGCGGCAGCCAGTCAAGCAAGCCAGAATCTGCATGCCCGAGTTGGTAGCGTCGAAGGCCACCGGATAGCCGATGGCTTCCTTGCGTTGCACAGCCCGGTAGGCCATGACACCAGCATGGAACAGGGCAGGTTCATCAGCCTCGGCAATCAGGTTCTCCAGATTGCCTTCATTGGCGTCGAACCACTGGATACGCTCCAGCCAGTCCATCTTGTCATTGCCGAAGTTGTTGCTGATATCGATCTTCAGGTTTTCGATTGCGGTAAAAAGTTGCATGTTCTCTGCTCCTAGCGTCTTGAGAATGGTTGATTACTCGTCACCGTATTCATTCACGGCGATGTCTTCGATCATGTTGATTGCTTCTTGCTGACGTGCTCGTTCCTCCGACATGTCTGTTGGTGCCATGTTCTGCTTGGCAAGATCGATCACTATTTGGAAAGCATCTGCGATGTCCATAATCATTCCTCGAACATGGACAGGATGCTCCTGTCCTGGACTTGGTTCCCGTTGTTGAGATTGACGACACGTCCCCACAGTTTCACGTAGGGATGGCCGTTGAACACAGTCCCGCTCATGCCCTTGTTACGGGCGTAAGCTGCATACACCTTCGGAATCATGGGATGGGACTTGTGCAATACCACGCTTGCACCTTTCGGCTTGGCCAGAAATTGCGTTACCTCACCATTGGTCGTATCGACGTGGAAGGTGAACTGGTGCAAGTGGATTACAGCTTTCGGCATGCTCATTGAATGAACTCCTTCTCTGCAAATTCCAGGACAGCTTTGTTCCAAGGAGTGCCCTGATAGTTAACGTGGTAGCCCTGAGCATAGGTACGCCCACGCTTGTCGTACTTGTGAGTCAGGAAGAACTCATTGCCAGCGGCATAGAGAATGTCCATGACCTCATAAGCAGTGCGTTGATACTTCTCGAAAGCACGCTTGCGCTTCTCGAAGTCTTCATGAGTCTCACCATCCTTGATCTTGTCCAGCCCTTTCCACTTGTTCTGCACCATGAGAACAGTGTCAGGATTGATGGAGAGACGCACACGGTTCATTCGATTGATGTGGTCGAGACACACATCATCATCCGTATGGTTCTTCTTCAGGATCAAGCTGCCGTTGGTGGTGAGATAACCCGAACTGAGATTGTTCTTCAGATGCTTGGGTTCCACTACCATGGGCAGAGGATATTGATACTTGTCGATCTCGTGCTGTACGTCTTCACTGATGCCGAACTTGACCACGAAGATTTCCAGTTCAGGCACCCAGTCCATGATGTCAGCAATGGCCAGATTCAGCAGACCATTGGCAACATCCTGTGCCGTAGCACAATGGTGACGCAGAGTGCCGATCATGGTGGGCAGATCAGCACGCTTATGCAGTGCAATCTGCACCATGGCATCGATGCAGAAGTCCACATCCCACTGCTTGTGCTCGAAGTAAGCCACGAAGTCTGGAGACTTGCAGTCAGTGAACTCTTTGCGCATACGACGCATGAGTTGATTGTTGCTGTATTCACGTTCCAGTTGTTTCTGGAGTTCATGACCCTGCATCTGTACTGCTTGGGCGTCTTGGTTCATGTTGAATAGTCCTTGTGATGATTTAGAAAGTGCCCCAGTACGAGGCATGCTCACCCAGGTAGGGCTTCCAGTAGGTGTCGAAGAAGCAGTTGGCTGGTGCATGTTGGAACATCATGGCCATGTCATAGTCATTCAACCCTGCCAATCCGCAGCCGATGCGGGTGACCTGGAACAGCATGACCGGATTGGCCCGAGCGTATGCGAGGAAACCACGAACAAAATCTTCGATTTCCTTCAAGGGAAGTGTGTTCCCTATGCGCGTCTCCACAGTTCCAGTGTGGCCCTTGGTGGGAATGGCGAAGCTGTTTCCATAGTGGCCGTAGCCCATGCCCCAGCGAGCACCTTCCTTCTTGTAGGCGTGGTGTGCAGCACCACCACCGTGGATACCTGCGGTATTGCTTCCGAAGACGAAGATCATTTCAGATACTCCCAGTAGATGTGCCAGGCCCAACCCAGCGAGATAAAGAAAGTGACCACTGCCCAGGTGAGGGCAATGGCCACGACGACAGCAGCGATCTTACGCAGCATTGATGGTCCCCATGATGAAGTCTGCCAGCACCTGACCATGAACCTCATAGTCGTCCTGGTAGAAAACAACCTGATGCCCATCCATGACACGAGAGGCAATCAGGTCAAGCTCATTGATGACAGCCTCGTCCTTGTCCCTAATCTTGGTCAGGATGAACTTGCTGTACATCTCCTTGATGAAGTCAGCATCCCAACGCTCGTTCACCCTGAGAGGATTCCCGAGCGGGTTGGGATAGTTGATCATGTGCAAGCACATATCATCAGTGACCTCACCACAGTCGTTGATGATGAGGATGGGCTTCATTGGTTCAGCCCAGCGGCATGATGCAGAAGGCAATCAGGATGCCCACGCACACGAAGACCGTGACCATCCGCTGCTGCAAGAGCTTCAAGAAGGTGAGCGGTTCCTCGTGCTTGGCGATAGCCATCACCAGCTTGTGCGAGGCAAACCAGTGGATGATATAGCCGAGAGCACCACACGCGATAATGACGGCCAGCATGTTGTAGAACGCATAGAGAGTCATGATTCAGCCTTTGTGCTTATGCACGAAATTGAGCCGAGCACCATTGAGGTAGCAGCGGCCCAGTTTGGATTCGATGGGGAATGCGGGTTGATGCACGCCATCGTTGAACGGATTCAACGGGTCCAGACCTTCCTTCGCAAGCAAGCTGCGATAGTCGATCTGGGTTCCGTTGAGCGAGAGACCATGCTTGTAGGCATAGTCGGTCAGAGCACCCGAGAGATCATGGCCCCTGTTGAAGGGCTTGCCTTCAGGTGCTCCTTCCATTACCCACTGCCAGTAGGCAGCGAAGAACAGTTGCAGGTCATTCATGGCGCTTCCTGCTTTGAATGGCCTCCAGGGTGATGGCTGCGATGAAGGCAAGGAATGCCACGGCAGCCAGCACCTGAGCAGCCAGGAGTACGAAGTCACGCAGTGGTTCCACTGCGATGACGATGATCGCCACCAGGATGTACCCGAGGACGAACAGGATCGGATTGTGATTGAGCATGATCAGTCCTTGTGCTTGGATTTGCGAAGGTTGCGCTCATGCATACGCACAGCGTAGTGATAGTGAGCGATGGAACGAGACTTGTGGATCTCGTACTGGTCGGACACTCCCAAGCGATTGAAGAAGTGAGCCTTCTCTTCGTGGAAGTAGTGCATGTCCCAGGCTTGCTGTTCAGTCAGCTTGCCGAAGGACCATTGGAAGATGGTGATCATAATGTCGTCCCAATAAGACAGGAGTACACCAACAACCACAGCCGTTACCGCCAGTACAGTCAGAAAGGTATCCATTATTTCTCTCCTTGGATTGCTTCATAGACACCCTTGAGGCAGGTAGCCGTTACGGTATCTTGAACGTTGTTAGGATGCAGGCGACGATCCATACCCCACATGAATTCAAGCGTGTGCTTGAACATCGTGCGTTGGACTTCAGTACCACCCATCTCATTGTCCACAATGGCCTTGGCGATACTCAAAGTCAGAGTGATATGTTGTTGGCGCAGCTTCTGCACCGTGTTGGCAAATTCACCCTGGACGATGCACATTTCGATGCCGTCCTTGGGAGTGTTCTTAGCGGCCAAGGTTGGTTGACTAATGACCAGCATGAGTACAGCGATAAGGTATTTCATTTCTTGGTTCCTTCTAATTTATCTTCGGGTTTAATCATGTCAGCTTCATCCCTCTCCCACAGGTTGAAGGTGAAGCTGTTCTCTTTGGACCAGCAGGATGGACACATCCCATCCTTGGTGGCAGTAGCAACACTGCACTCGGTACACACGTCACGGACATTACGCATCTGCTTCTCCTTTGCCATCAGCACGCAGGCTGAGACCACGAGTGAACAATGCTCCGATGATGAAGAACGCACCGGAGACCACAGGACCTGCCAGCTTCAAGAGCAGCAGGAAGACAATGAACACGATGAGTTCTTTCATCTAAATTACCTCTAATAAGAATTAGCTAAACCACTCATTCAGGATCACTGCCAAAGCATGTGCCTGATTGATGGGTGTTTTGGCAAAGCGATCACTGATCACATTGCCTGCCTGCTTTACAGCAGCAGCAAGCTCATTCATCTCTGTCATGTGGTGAATAGCCCAGAAGCGCCACAGGTTGAGATACATCTGCCACTGCATGTCACCTTCGTAATTCAACAACGAAGGCTTGCCTTTGCCCAGCTTCCAGCTACGACCACCAATCTCATAGCCTTTCACATCGCACTGATACCATTGTTCAATGGTTCGTCCATCAGGCATCTGTGCATACAGAGCACTGAATCGTTTATCTCCTTGGCTGCTCACCTCGTAGCCACCTGTGCGCTCCCAGGTAATTGTGTTTGTCTTCATCTAAATTACCTCTAATAATTGAATACCCAGCAGGGCTTACCGGCCTTATTCATGTAGTCAATCATGCCCTTGGTTCCAGAGGATTTGCCGTCCCAGAAAGCCACGCATGCATCTGCAAGCTTGCCCATCTTGGCATTGCGGATGTGACCAGCACTACGACCAAGCGTTGCCCAATCAGCAGGCACCTCAATGATCTCCATTCCATACTTGGACCACAGATCATGAGCAGTGAGATCAGCACCCCGTGCCATACCACACACGAGCACAGGACTGTCAGGAATCAGCCCTTGGTTCAGCAAACTGACCAGCGATTCCATCATGTACTCCGTGTTCGTGAAGTCACGACCACCTGCAATGATGAGTTTCATTCTTCAACCTCCAGGACTTGATCCACGATCACGTCACCATGGATGCCAATCATCAGCCCCTTGGGAAGTAAGGGACCGGAGTTGTCGGAGATGACCACAGCAGTACGCATGTAGCCATCCAGTTCCACAGGCTCAATCTTCTCAAAGCTGGTCATGCCAGCAACGAATTGAGCACCGATTTTCAGGGCTTTGAACAGCATGATTGCTCCTATAAGTTATCTGCTAGTTTGACTATTAGTCCACTTGGTTCAGTCCTTCGGTTCATTTAGCCGAAAGGTTGAATAAAGTAGACACTGGTTATTAGTCCAGTAGAAATAAAAAAGGAGCCACTCAACTTGTGAGTGACTCCTACTGCCACGATGCCCCTGGGATTACAGGGACAGTTGGCGAACCAGCGGGTTGTGCGACGGATCGATCGGCGCTTGCTCGGCCTTGACACGGCGCAGTTGAATGGCCAGACCGTTTTCGCCCATGGCGATGATGACTTCTTCGCCCGGTTGCAGGGTCTTGCCCTTGGCGATGATCTGGTCGAGCAGGTTGTTCTGGCCGTTGCGGATGGCGCGGAAGATGTCGGAGTTGCCTTTCTCTTCCAGCTTTTCCATCGTGTCGATGGGCAGGCCCTGCGGCAGCGAGATGAAGCGGGTTTCTTCTTCCTGGGATTCCGGATTGGTGAACGGCTGTTGGTAGCCGATGTTCATCCAGATTTGTGCCTTGGGCAAGTCCTTCTTGGACTGTCCTTCGCCACGAACTTGGGCCACGGTTTGACCGAACTTGCCATCGAATTGAGTGATCGACATGGTAATACTCCTTGAATAAGTAAGAGGGATTGGGATTCGCTGGTCGGTAGCTGCACCCAAACAAAGGGATAAAAGTAGAAGTGGAGAGTAGGTAAAGTTGAACTATCAATCTGACGAACGAAGTTCGTCGTCCCTAGTGGGACTATCTGAAGGAACTATCTGAAGAGAATACTCCCACTGATCCGAAGACCAGTGGAAGTTAGCTAGGACTTAGTTGTCCTGAAGCAGCTTGGAGAGTTCGTCGTGAGCTTCTTTGAAGAGCTTCTCGTTGACAGAGTCCTTGCAGAACTCTACTACTTGACGCTCACGTTGAGCACGAGCCATGGAGACTTCCATGATCAGGCGGTTCTTGAACTCGTTGACGTCAACCTTGTGACGGATGGCTTGCTCTTTAGCTGCCTTGGAGACAGCAGAGTTGAGCATACCGACAGCAGCACCAGCAGCATCCAGAGTGGACGAGACAGTGATGGCAGCAGTATTCACGGTACCGAGCAGAGAGCCGATGGTCAGGCGAGCGGTGGACGTGGACATAGTTGATACTCCTAAAGAAAGATAGATCGTAGAGATGCACGAGTGCATCATGGGCAACATACCCAGAAGACGCGGAGCGTCAGAAACATGGGGGGTAGGGTAGGTGTGGGCTAGGAGAGACCCCGGGGGGGTGTATAAAGTGTAGGGTGTACCGTGTACAC